AAAAATTCGACTTGAATGCAGTTTACAAGTCAATCATTAAATCCGAAACCGAGCTTGTAAAAGCTAAAGTTACCATTCAGGCCATTAATATGGGTTTGAAAAAACTATCGGAACTTCCAGAAGACTGCGTATTTCCTTCAATTTTTACTTTGCAACAGATAAAGGAGCGAATTATCAAATTGGAGCGAATCCCAACGAAAAAAGATGAAGATGAGAACATTGCTCTAACACGCAAATTTGTTGAATCTGAATTAATTAAGTTGAACGCCGAAAAAGAAAAAATCGAGATGGAACTCGAAGAGTATAACGACAACACAAATTTCGAAGAATAATATGATATTATTTCTATCAAAAAATTTAACAGCTCAACAAAAAGAAAAAATAGCAAATGCATTATTTGATGCAAGCGCCGTAATGCCATATTATGCCGACTACCAAAAACAAGTGACAAAAATTATGGAGGCAGAAGGAGATATAAGACATCGACACTATATAAAAATAGAAGGCGATGAACTTATTGACACAGAGGCAAAAAAAAGAGATGAATATCTTAAAAAAATGAAAGACGCTTTTGGCGAAAAATGCATTTCAAAAGTATTCATGGGTAGAGGCTCAATATTCCTTGGAGAGAGCACTCTCGATAAGCCAATTCTAATTGACAATTTTATATGGGAAGATATGGATGCATTATCTAGAATAAACCCAAAAGAAAAAAATGCAGAAAAAGTAATTATTTGTGCATTAGGACAAGTAGAGGATGAGGCAAAAGGAAAAGTTTCAATTGAAATAGATTTCTCTGACGAAGATATCGAAACCCAATTAGTTAAAAAGCTAAAGTCTGATTCTAAGATAGAAATGTCAATAGAAGAAGCATTGGCGGATAACGAAAAAGTCAAGGAAATTGGTCAAAAGAAAATTGACTATATTAACCTAGACTTTCATGCATCTACACCAGATCCAACAGAAGAATTTCCAGCAGAAGAGGAGATTGAAGACGGTGGAGAAGAATTAGCCCCGGCAACTGGTATAGAGGCGGCTTTAACGGAAACTGGAAGAAGTTTGTATGAACAGATTGCAGACCAACAGGTGCGAAACGCATTTAATAATACATACGTAAGAATGATGAACGGAAGTATGCGTTCACATGTATCTAGGCGTGCAGCATAAACAAATAGAAGCAACGGAGAATGCCAATCTGACAAATTGGTAGGAGGGTCCAATCCCCTCGCTTTAACAAATTAAACTAGGCAGTCGAAGAAGTAAGATAATCGAATAGGCCACGAGCGCACGTGAAACAAAGTGTGAAGCGAATTATTTTAAATAAGTAAAAATAAAAGCAGTCTAATTGGACGAAGTATTCAGTCCGCCTAATTGGAACAGAATAGTCAGACAAAACCCGGTCTTCGCGGGCTGACAACCATTGCAATGGTGCGGAAGACCAATACAAATCATATCAAAGAACTATCAGAGCATACTTAACTTTTAAAAGAAGAGAAATGCTAATAGAACTAGATTTGGACGAGGCTAAACGCCTCAAAATTACAGTAAATCAGTTCATTCTAATTAAATTAATAATAGAAAAGATAGATATCAAATCGTTAATCAATGTCGTCCGCATTGACGAGTCTGATATTGTTAATTTAAAAGAACAAGGTATATTAACAAGTGAATCTAGCTTAAATCTAGAAGCAGAATCTAATTTAGTAGTAACAGAAGAATTTATAAAGAAGTTTAAAGCAAAAGACTTTTTTGATGAATTTTTCGATATCTATCCAACCTCAACAATAAGGCCAGATGGATTAAAAGACTACTTAAGAGGAGATGTCTCTAGATGCAGGAAATACTATTCAAAAATAGTAGGTAAAAGTAGGGCTAAGCACGAAAGAATGATAGAGAGTCTTAAATTTGAATTAGCAACAAGAAAGCAGTCCAATGGAATGCAGTATATGAAGAGAATGCCTAAATGGTTATTATCTGAAGAATGGTTGTTATATGAAGAGTTTATAAAAGACAAAACGGTCATTAAACAAGCAGAAGAAGTTTATGGTACAGGAATCGAATAAAAAGACTCTAACCTATAGACACATTTCAACTGCTACAAACGAAATTGTTAAATACATTCATGATAGAAGAACACATAAGGTAAAGTCTTTAGCCACTAGATGGCCTAAGTTTAACCGCCTAGCAATGGGCGGAATAGAGCCAAATGTGATTTATACTATAGCCGGAATTTCTGGCTCTGGTAAATCTTCTTTCGTAAATACACTTGAAACTGATCTGATTGATCTAAATCAAAATGAAGACGTAGTCGTATTATCATTCTCTTTTGAGATGCTGTCAAGTAGACAGGTAGGCAGAAAACTGTCTTATAAGATGAGAAAGACAACGTCGGAGCTATACAGTGCTACAGGGCATGGAGTAATTAGTGACGAAGAATGCCGAGCCGTGGAGGCTCAGGCCAAGACTATAATGGACTATCCAATATATTATGTAGACACGCCAGGAAATGTTACTGAAATAGCAAATACAATAAAATTCTTTCAAGATACACTTGCAAAAGGTAAATGGTTAGTAGTAATACTAGACCACACGTTGTTAATACGTGGTACAGCGAGTGAAAGTGAAAGATCAATTATTGTTGATTTAGAAAAAGAACTTATAGCCGCCAAAAAAGTTGGTAAGACGTCTATAATACAAATATCACAAATGAATAGAAACATTGAATCGCCAGAAAGGCTAAACAACAGTTCTATGCATTATCCTCAACGCAGCGACTTGTCTTCAAGTGATGCTGTTTTCCAGGCCTCAGATTATATTATTATAATTCACAGACCTGAAGTACTTGGACTGCTAACTTATGGCAGCAAGAATCTACCCGTAAAAGATTGCATTTATTTGCACTTCTTAAAAAATCGTGAAGGAGAAGTAAAGATATTGAAATTTATCAATGACTTGAAATATAACAACCTGAAGGAGCCGGAAATAGAAGAGGAAATACCAACAGAAGAAATTAAAATAAATACATAAAGAATTATTAGGATGACAAAAAATATTAAATTCGCAGTAGAGTTAGCAGAAGGTTCAACAGGTCGTTTTTACAAACAAGGTCTAATGGATAAGGTTATTAATAAATACCCTTGGCTAACAGTTGCAGGATTAGATGACCCATTCACTTTGAAATCAGGCAAACCTCTACGTGGAGTAGAATATGCTGGCGCAGGCAATGTACTAACATTTGGAACTGCAAAGAATCACGATGTGAATTGGGTTCAACGCGCAGACTACGCACGCGAAAGAGGTTACGCGCCTGTACTTGATATCGTAAAAGACTGGAACAAGATTACAGCAAAACTCGATGCATTTGCAGCAGAACGTAAACCAAAACCTGTATATAGCAACAGCTATTACATCCAACCAACAGCCTCAACATTCTATGTTAATGGTCAAAAAGTAGAAGTTTTCGAAAATTTCTTCAAAATTGGCTATAACATTATCCCAAGAACAAAATGTGGCTGTTACACTAGCACCCAGCTAGAAGCAATCAAACAGGTTGTTATTACAATTAAATACTAATTTTAAGTTGCGCAGGCAAACTAAAAGTAATAACAAAAATTTTCAATCATTATCAAATCGTATCAATAGTAAGCACTGTGCCTATGGGCCATGATAAACTTACCAACAATTAAAACAAAGCCCAAAGCAACAAATCCTAAATTCTTAGTTTATTTCGGAAAGCCAAAAAGTGGAAAAACAACGATAGCGTCAATGTTAGATAATAATCTAATCACTGACCTTGAAGATGGAACAGACTTTTTATCTGCGTTAGTAGTTAAAGCTACTACTGTAGAAGAGTTATCCGAAATAGCAAAGAATATAAAAGAGGCAAATGCAGAAAAAGGAGGATTCGTATACGACTATTTAACGATAGACAACGGAACCAAATTGCAGGAACTAATAATGGGATTAGCGCTAAGACTCTATCGTGAAACACCGATGGGGAAAAACTATACAGAAGACGTAAGAAAACTACCAAATGGTGCTGGATATTTATATATAAGAGAAGCCTTTTTCAAGGTTATTGATTTGTATAAAACACTAGCTAAGCACTTTATTTTAATCTGTCATACTAAAGACAGTATTATAAGTAAGGATGGTAAAGAGCTTTCAGAAATGTCAATAGATTTAATTGGGCAGCTGGCTAGATTAGTAGCCGCAGACGCAGACGCAATTGGATATGTCTATAGAAAGAAAAATCAAACTATTATTAATTTTAATGGAGGGGGAGATTTCATTGTAGAGGCTAGACAAGAGCACCTAAGGGGAAAAGAAATAGTAATTGCGGAATCCGATGAGGACAACAAAATAACTACCTTTTGGGATAAAATTTACTTACCAGATAACGAATAGGATATGATATTTTCAACAGAACAAGCCTTCAATATCGAAAAGAATGACAAATCTTTTCTAGAGGGAGGCATACACGAAGGTGTAAGATTAACAGGGGTTAGAAACGAGAAATCGACAAACGGAAATTCTTTTATAGAGTTTGAGTTTAATAAAAACGGAGCAGTATTAACACACACTGAATGGGAGCCCACTAAAAGAGCAGACCAAACAGATGAAGAAATGGCTTCTAAAGTAAACAATCAAGTAGCTAGAGTACTTCAGATAATGAGTGTATTCTACGATAAGGCCACATTGTCAAACTTTACCGCAACAACATTTGCGCAATTCGGTATATGGGTAAAATCATTACTAGATGCAGCAGATAAAACAAAATTACTTAGAATAAAGGCGATTTACAATCCTAATGGATTTACTTCATTGCCTAAATATGCAAAGTATACATTTATTGAATCTATGGACGTAGAATTGGCTGATACTAAAATTAAAAAATTAGGCATCGACACATTTGAAAGGCCAGAGCAAGGAGATAAAGAAGTTGCAGCAAAAAGCTCAAGCGAAACTTTTACTTCAACACCAATACCTTCATCAGACATTCCGTTTTAATTAAAATAAAGTTAGTATGTATAATACTAATAATATTCTAAATAAAAAAGAGCCTGAAAAAATTGACAGAAACTATATATTAAAAAGAGTATCAGAACAAGATATTTTTACTAAATATGTAGGTGATTTCAAATTAGGTAGTATTTACAATAGCCCATTGAGAAAGGACAAGAATCCATCCTTTGGAATATTTGTAAGTAATAAAACAGGCAATCTGCTGTATAAAGATTTAGCAGCAGATGAGTGCGGAGATGTATTTAAGTTTGTAAAAAAGCTTAAAGGATTAAGCACCTATGAAGAAACAATAAAAGAAATTATTTCCGATTTAAATATACTAAACATGGAAGCCCAAAAGCTTTCTAGTAATAGGAGATTAGTACAGACGGAATCGAAAATATCTATAACCAGAAAACCATTCACAAAGATAGAGTTAGAGTATTGGCAACGATTTGCAGTGACAAAATCCATATTGGATTTGTTCAAGGTAAATTCTATCTCTAAGTTCTTTGTCAATGGGCTGCTAAAAGATACTTCGACAACAGAAAGACCAATGTTTGCATACAAAGTGTTTAATAAATTTAAAATATACAAACCGTTAGACCCAAAAACAACTAAATGGAGAGGAAACTTATCTTATTTAGATATTCAAGGGTTCGAACAATTACCAGAGACTGGAGATTTGTTAGTAATAACAAAATCCCTAAAAGATGTCATGACGCTTTATTCCATGGGATATACAGCTGTCGCACCTTCTAGTGAAGGAATTATGATACCTCAGGTGGTAATAAATAACCTAAAATCAAGGTTTAAAAGGATTTTAATTTTTTATGATAGAGATAAGACAGGAATGACATTCGCTAGGAAATTATCCAAGACGTATTCATTGAATGGATTCTTTATTAATAAAAAACATAAAACCAAGGATATAAGTGATTTTACTGCTAAGTATGGAATTAACAAATCCATAGAGCTAATGAAAGAGCTTTTACAATAACTAAACAAATTCGCGTGGAACTCAAAATATATATTATACTAGATGACTGCTACAGGGCAAGACCAGTTATGCGAATATTGTTGAGTTTAGTTTATGGGGCAAAGGGAGTGAATTCCCTAGCTCTTCAATTTTTAAAAATATCAATATGAATTTCAAAAAAATTAATCCAACAATGATGGTTGGTATGAGCAAGATAAGTAAATTAAAAGAGGGTCAAGCCTTGCTTATCAAAGAAATAAAAACAGGAGTACCATGCCTAATTGTGAACGGATTAGTTTGTGATATCAATGGTATACCATTCCCAAATAGCGACTTCCAGGAGGCGTTATCTTCAATTTCAGAAAGAGTAAAGGTGTGCAAAGCGATAGTAACTGGCAAAATAGTAAGAAGGTATTCTAGCTATGAGCAAGATGGAGGAGATCCATTTAACTATGAATTTGCGTCTGCACTTAAAAGAACAGCTGGAAGCGCAAGAACTTTTGATAATTTCAAAATAATTGCAGAGGATATGTTTCTCACATTAAGCGAGAATACAGGAGCAATTCATAGAATGAACATGATGAATGGAATGATAGTTGGAGTAAAGGCAGTTGATCCGACGTGCCCAATAGAAGTAACAAGAGTATTGCACATGGACGCTTCTACCAACAAAGAGATATTAAACTTCGCAGAGATAGCAGCAAAGGCCGCTAGCATGATAGAAATACATGACTCAATGGCGAAGTACAAAGAACAAAACAAATCAGTAATTATAGATTTACTTGAATTAATGACTGGAAAGGTTGAATCAGTAAAGAAAATAAAAACAATGGGATTTGGAGAGATCAAGGCTTCGGAAAAGATAGAATTTATTCAAGTTTCATGTAACAATGAGACAGTAAAAATATCTTACCACGCAAAAAAATATTCAGCGTCACAAAAAACATTATCGCTAATCGAAGAAAAGTCAATTGACTCTATTTTATTTAGAGCGGCAATGATAGACGGAAAAATAAAATACGCAAGAACACTATGATAAAAGAGGTGGAGAACAAAGATTCAGAGCAAATAGTATCAACATTATCAGACGAGAAAATATCAAAAATAATATCAGACGCAATAACTGGACACACCTTGAGAACATTATCGTTTTGTAGTGCAGGAATAGCGATTTATCCAGAATATAAACATTTATTCGAAGTAGTAAATGCTAGTATGAAAAAAATATTTCCAGAATTTGGAGATATAGTCTCTGGTTATTTTAAAGATAAATCGACTGAGATTAAGTCTATAAAAATAGACATGAATCAAAACTTAAAAGAATTAATAGAATCAGCAGAAGATTGTAAAATAAAAAGCGGGCTCATTAATTCACAAAAAATACAAAGCAGGATAGTAAAAGCAGGAAATGTTAATTTTGCAAAGGCTATCTTTAATGACGAGTCTGGGAGGTATGAATTCTATGGAGTAACAAAAGATTTTCTTAAAAAGAAATATGACGACTTTATAAGAGCATATCTGCTAAATAGATCATGGACATTATCCCAAGTCGCAAGAGAAATATATATCTCTGAGGACAAAGGGGAGATTAGATTTTTAAGTAGATTTTGCAGCGAGGTATCGAACAAATTAAATACATATCAAGTATATGACCCAAATATATATGCGGTACTTGCAAGCGGAAGAAACATGAGTCCATTTATCGACAGAAAAGGATCTTTATTTCATATGATGTCAGATGAAAAATTGAAAAAACAATTTATAAAAACTATATTGATTAATGGTACAGTAAAGTTACAATCATACTCAATATCTTCAATTATAAATTCAATAATAACAACACAGGAATTTGACGCAGATAGGCTATATGCCCATTCTAGAATTGAAAAAGTTCAAAGCGTAAACCCAATATCTGGATTCGTATCTGAAAAGAACACTAGAATCCCAAAAAAAGAATCAAAGCTTACTCAGGAAGAAATTGATGTTCTAGCTGAAAATGTTAGACTAAATAACAAATTCTTTGAAAGTATAGCACACAAGATACTTGAAAAGGAATTAAAAGCAAAAGAATTGGCAACCCCCTCCATTAAATTGGTAGAGGGAAGTGATATTATTGCTTATTATAATATCTCTTCATACAAAAAAGTAGCTGGAGTAAGTAGGGAAACAGGTGAATGGAATCCATTTTCTGGTGCAACGCCAGGAGGAACTTTATATAATTCTTGCATGCGACACCCGCAAAACAAATTAAATATAAAATTCTATGCAGCTAATAAAGATTTAGTAAGCTTAATGATATGTACAGATGGACATGGAAAGAAGATCACTGCGAGGGCTATCGTATGGAAAGACAAAGAAAATAATCTATTCTATGTTGATAGAATATTTTCTAGCTCAGAAAAAGCATTGATGCAAATGGTTAATTTCGTGAAAGCGAATGATAATTATTTTTTTATAAATTCATCAGGCTTATCAAATTCTAGCATAGCTGGGAAAATGAATGAAACGTTCCTAATAAAATTCAATGGAGTTAATCAAACAACGACTACTCCATATTTTGATACTATGCGAAACAACGCATATATAAAAGATAATGAATTATATATAGGGAGACACACCTCTTCGTCACTTCCATTAAAAACGGAATTGATGGTAAAAGGCAAGATATACGATACAAATAAAAGTTTTTATCTTATACCTAAAGTAGATCTTTCAAAGACTCCATTAAGCAATACAGAGATATGTCCAGCGTGTGGGTATGCGCTAGATCAAAAATTCGTAATAGTAAATGGGAGGAGAATATGTAAAAGACATATGACTGTCGATACAAATGGAGACGCATACATTTACACTGCAGAAAAAATAATACCTACAGACGGAAAGAAAAATGTTGGAAAGTTCCTATATTCTGGAATTTTATCTGACAGAGGAGACGAAAAAATGTTATTTGAGCCTAACGATATAACTAGACTCCCAAATGATACTAGAATAATAACAAATGTTATGCGAATCTTTGAAAAGCATAGCAAGTGGAGTTACGAAGACGCTAGAAAAATAGAGGTAGAAGCAAAGTTGAAAGAAATTGAATCATTTTCAACAAATTCGCTATTTCAATCAAATACCAGATCGGATGTAGGTAAATTAAGCTCATTTCAGTACGAAAGACCGTCATATGATAACAAATCTATTAAATTGATGCATGTTGGTGGGTCTAGTATAGTAATTCCAGTCAATCCAACAAAAAATGAAATTCTATTTTTAAGAGAAGTCTTGAAGTTGGAAATTCTGTCATCAAGAAGCACTACGGATGTAGAGTTAGTTAAAGGAGCAAAAGAAAAAATAGTAAACTTGATTTCCGCTGGAAAGAGAGAAGGAAAACTAAGCGATCCATATTGCTCGGCTACTGGAAAGTATTCTGACGTAAAAAAAATAATGGAATTGACAAAGAAAATAACACTCAGGTCAATGCCAAGAAGTTTTTCATATGGAATGAATCCAGTAACAAAAATAATGGAAAATGGAAACGTGAAGCCAATATTTTTATTAAGCGTAAACTTGTACGATGACATGGAAATTCTCCATACAGCGTATATAAACTCGGAATTAGTAGAACTGACAAAAGAAGAAAAAGAGAATATAGAATCGATAATGGTCAAAAATAAATTAGCATGATAGATAAAAAATTGCTTATGGATCTAGTATCCATACAGTCTTCTCATACAGAGGATACTGACATAAATAACTACATAGTTAATAAGTTGAAGACAATTGACGGAGTAACTACAGAACTAGATTCTTTTGGAAATATCTATGCAACAAAAGGAGAGGGAAAGAATGGATACAAATGCATTGTATCTCACACTGACACTGTTCATAGCATAAGAGAAGGTAGAAAGGTGTATATACAAGATGGAATAATGTTTACAATGGCGAAGAGCAACTCAGCATATGGGCCTAAGCTATCTCAAGCAGGAACAGGGGGGGATGATAAGTGCGGTGTATATGCGTGTTTAAAAGCAATAGAACTAAGAGACGACGTAAAAGCCGTATTCTTTAGATTCGAAGAGTCGGGTTGTAGGGGATCTAATCAATCCAATATAAAATACTTTGATGACTGTAACTTTGTAATTCAGTGTGATAGAAGAGGAGGATATGATTTCATAACACATACAAATGGAATACAGGTCGCAAGCAAGGACTTCGAAGATGCAATGCTTGGAATTGGAGAAAAATATTCATTCAAGAAAGTAATGGGAGTTTCTACTGACGTAGGAGCGCTAAAGAAGAATGGATTGAATGTTTCTGCATGTAATCTATCTTGTGGATACTATGACCCACATACCATGAATGAAACAATAGTATTATCTGAATTAGATAATACATTTGACTTTGTCCTTGATATGTTTGATTCATACGGAGAAACAAGATTTGAGCATAAATACGAAAAGCCAGTACAATCAGTATTTAATTTTACTAGCTTTAGAAAGCCAAAAGGGAAGGGATCAAAGAAATTCACAAATTCTGCCTTTTCTAATTTCTTTACAAACCAACTAAATGAAAACATTATAGATATTGAAATACTAGAATCTTCAAAGTTTGTTCAAATAGGTAACACTAAAATGCACAAAATAGTTGGAGATGATATTTTATTTCTAGATGATGAAACATGCCCAGTATGTGGAGGTTCGGATTCTATAATCTTTGCAGCGTGTGACGGTAAATTTTACTGCTCAGACATGAAGCACAATGACTTCATTGAAGATGGAGATGTTTATAAACTATGTATAATAGAGGACGCTGATTCTCTATATATGTATGACAGAATAAACGACGTATGGATTAAAGAAGAAGACGCAGCATGGGATATTGCAAAATACACCTATGTCTTGAAATCTTCATTAGTCTATTAAATAAAAAAGGCTAGCCAGATTGAACCCTAACTAGCCTACTAATACTTTCATGAGCAAAAAGTATTTTTGAGGGTGCTCATATAATAAAAAATTCTGATATACCATACATGAAGTAAGTCGAGTGCAATACATTCTTAGGAATAATAATGCGAGTGTCTGAACGAAAGTATAAGGAACAAAAGAAGTGATAGAACACGAAAAGGAGATAAAGGATTTGAATTCGAAACAATATTTGTTAGAAGGGAACTCGGAATAAGGACAAATACGCAGGTGCTTCATTTTTTATTATATTTTACATTTTAAAATAACAACATGAACGATAATACGTTTAAAATAGAAGATTTTATTGAATTCGTAAAGGAATACTCATATAAGGATAAGGATCCGTTATTTTCCATGAATGCAACAGTTGGAGAGTTAGGTGAATTAGCAAACGTAATAAAAAAGAAAGAGTACTTTGAGCATTTTGAAGAATACAAAAAACAAGTATTTATAGATATATCAAAGGGGAAAAGAGTTGATTTTGACACACAGATGAATGATGAAATGGGAGATACTTTATTTTACCTATTTCAACTAATGACGGCGCTTGGACTTAATATACAATCAGTATGTAAGGCTCAAATGGATAAAATAGAAAATCAATCTAAAGAACTCGATAGAAAATTTATTAAGTAATGGATATTAAAATACCATATTACGACGATAATACAAGGATATCTAACTCCAGTTTAAATTGGTTTAGGATATCACCCAAATACTTTAGAGAAAAACTAGATGGGAAAATTGCAAACGATTCAAGCTCTGCAATGGACAATGGAACTATGCGTCATTCATACCTATTACAGCAGAATGAATTTAAGAAATTATACAAGATATTGGACTTCTCAATACCAACCTCAGCCCAACAGAAGCAATTCTGTTTAGATTACATAAATAGCAAGCTAGATAAGCCCATTTTAAAGGCTTCTGAGGCATTCAAATCTAATTATAGTACAAAGGGATCAACTGAAGAGGATATTGCCGCAAAAGGGCTAGAAATGGCCTTAAAGCTTAAGTCTTATATCAAGTGGCTGAGAACAAAAGATTCAGAGACAAAAACAATGACTTGGAGTCAATTTTCTTCGCTAAAAATAATGAAAGAAAATGTTAAGCTACATAAAAAGGCTAATGAACTAGTATTAACAGAAAAGAATTCACCAGAGTATATAACTCAAAATGAATTCCATATTAACTGGGAGTTTCCTATTAAAACTGGAGATAAGCAGAGAGTAGTTTCATGCAAATCATTGCTAGATAGACTTGAAATAGACCACGAGAATAAAATAGTAAAACTAATTGATATTAAAACAACAATAAGTTTAAGTAAATTCGGAAAATCTTTCGAAGAATATAACTATGGACAGCAAATGGCTTATTACTGGATGGCTATCTATTGGTATTTTGCAAACGAACTAAAGGTAGATATTGGAGAATACGAGCACCAAACTTATATAGTCGCTATCGAAAACGGAAGCAATGAGGTAAGAGTATTTGATGTTCCTGATGAAACAATAATAGCGAAATCAGAAGAAATAAAACAAATCCTAACAAACATAGATTGGCATATTGAGCACAACCTGTGGGATTTTACAAAAGAGTATTATGAAGGTGATGGTGTAGAATCATTACTTTATGATATTTAAAGAAAAAAATAATTTATCGTTATTATTTCTGTTTCCATTGTTAAATTCAAAAAATATTTTAGATATTTATTTTGGATCAACATTGTTTGAATTAGGAAGAGATGAAGCATTTATAAATGGATATATTTCAGATATAAATAGGCCTCACTTATATAGAAATCTATTTTTATTATTTGAAGCCAAAAGGGCTAGAAGTATAAATTACGATGCGTTAGAGAAAATTACTGAGTTTGCTGGAAAAAAGAATATACGAATAGATGGGAAATTTTATGTCTTATTTATATACGAGATACAGCCAGACAAGGAAAGAGATTTTGAATTAATAAAAAACGGACACTATTCAAAAATATCTGAAGATTCTAAAAGCAAAATAATCGAAAAATGGAAACTATCGAAATCCTCAAAATTATATAATTCATTGATTGCAAAAGACAAAGAACTATTTGAAAAAATAGAAGACGAGTTTATTGCAGAAGAGGATTATATAGAGGACATTACTGATCAATTGTTCGGACATAGTAACGAATTAGAATAACGAAAAAAGCGCTGTAAATCGAGACTATCGACTACAGCGCTTTTTGATTATAACTAGACAATTTATTTAAATGAACAGCAAAAATTATTTTTCTTCTGTATTCTCATCATCTTGTGTTTCCATTGGAAGAATTTGATCCAAGTCTTCTTCGAACTGTTCAAAGATTGTTGGCCCAGAGTGTTCGTCTATAGATTCGTCTTCGTATTCAGAGTCTTGTTTTGGATACATTATTCCGTCTATTATTCTATACTGGAACCCAATATTAGTTTTTAGATACCTCTCCTTAGACTTTAAATCAGGTGAAATAAAATCTTCTTTTAAGTGAGTCCAATATGGAACGAGTTTTGATATGTTCCTGTATATTCTATATTGACCATCATATTTACCACCTTCTACGTATTCAAACGATCTTCCCTCTATAGCCTCAGTTGTTATATTTTTTAGAGATTCTAACTTGGTCTGTGCTGTGGTGGGACTCTTAAATTGACCCCATAAATCTGTAGGAGAGTATGGAGAAGAAAGCTCCATTACATTTCTAAGCATATATACGTATAATTCGTATGCGTTTCTTTTTAACCACGAATCATCATCGTCATCTCCTTCTGCAAAATTCCTAAGGAATGATGTTAATGCAGACGATAATACTATCACGGTTAATTCTGATTTTACTCTATTGAAATTATACCTATTTGCCTGGTCTAATGGAGTCTCGTCTATCATATTATTTAGACTTCCTCTAAGCCACAATCCCATCATTCTTAACGAATCCTTAATCTTGGTATTATATACCCCCCTAGATAGCCTTCTGTTCTCGTACGAGTACATTTCGCCATGGAATCTGTCTCCTATCATAGATAGTACGTAATTTCTGTGCATCATTATCAGATTACCTAATTCGCTTCTATGTAATGCTGTCTTTTCTCCTTTAGACAAAGTTCCATCTATTCTTGATGCAGCACCATCTATCTCCATGCTAATTCTAGCGATCAGATCTGATGTTATAGCGTCTTTATATTTGTCTGGAACAGATAATAAGCCGTCTTTATCGAACTTCAATTCAGTAGATAATGATTCTGGTATTGAGTCGAATACTTTTAGAGCGGTTTTTCTATCTTTATACTCTCCTTTAGTAAGTGCAATAAATTCTGCTCTTGATACAAATTTACCATTATATAATTTATTTGCTCTTAGCATAGCAGAAAGCATGGTCCCTTTTGTTAAAAAATCACCTAATTCGTATGGGCCATAACCAAACATATTAAAAACACCTTCTAGATAGTTTCTGCCTTTTATATTTTTTACTTGTGTGTCAGCCGCTACAGAAACTCCGAACAGTCTCATTGTGTTCAAAATATGACTCTTGTTTGGATTGGACGTCATTGAATAAAAACCAGTAGCAATTAATTTAGAGAAGAAATCAAACCTAGCAGTCGCAAGGTTCTTTCTGTTCATTAACATTCCAGTCGCAGCCTCAGAATTTAAGTTCATCCATGATGAATATATATTAGCCTCTATTGACAATTTGTTCAAATATAGATTCGATGCCCTAAATGCCTTTAGTATACTTCCGCCTAACTTTGATAGAGTAAAGCTACTCTTCCCGGCTGAAAATGCAACCAAATCTTTATTTATATCATAAATTCCTTCATTTATTAACCTATCAGCCATTCTAAGAATATTAGCCTCGCCTTTCTTTTTCACTACAGCTCTGCTTAACTTCCCTATAATGCTAGCGTCTGGAATTATCTCTGTATTTGCAAGGCCCTCTCTTATTAGATCTACGGTGGGCATTATTCTTGATTTATGCTTATACTCTATAGATCCTCTATAATAAGAGTAAAGAAGCTCTGGTAAATTAAGTGATATTGATGATGGATCATCCAACATGGCCCTGTGTCTTGTGGGGACATATTTTACGGTAGATCTATCTATCTTGTGTTCTATTGTACTCATTTCGCCAAACACCTCATCCTGATCCTTTACTGAGAAAAAATCCTTAAATAACCTTTTAATGGTTTTCAGCCTATTGTCCGATGACATTATAGATCTAAGTGTGCTTCCTTCTTGTTGTGGAAGTCTATATTTTCCAGGTCTAGTTATATATGAATAAGTTTTATTTGAGTTAGCCAACATATCTAATGATAATTCATGCATATCCTTTAAATTAGGATTAGACATTACGTCAGAATATTCTTTCTTGTTATCGTATATTGATTTTTTTGGAACAACGCCGTCATCAGAAAGATTTACATCGTAATTCTTATTAAGAATTTTTGAATCACTAGATATTTCAGACCAAAATGAATTAGGTTGAATTGATATATATGATTTATCTATTGGAACCATTTTCATGTAATAGGAATTTGGCACTCTATTCCCCTTTTTATCGGTGTGATGATTATCCTTAATCCACTGCATGTGCTCAGCTCTCATTTCTGCTGTATACCAAGGCTGTTTAGCCATTTCTTCTGCAGCAGCAACCTTCTGTCCATATGTATCTGTTGTAACAAACTCTGCTATGTCAAATATTTTTGATGAGCCCTTCTTCCTTGTCTTTCTAAGTATTATATCTATTTCATCTACTATAGACTTAACAGATCTTCCACCAGACATGGTATGCTCCATTCTTTCGACATTAACATTCTGAGTATCACTATTTTTATAGAAGTCTACAATCGCATCCCTTCTTTCTTTTAAGTCTTTCCATTCCTTTGTTTGGTCGACTTCTTCTAGATTCTTTAGCTTATCGTAAAACTTCTGAGATATTTCTACTCTAGTATTATCCCTCTTCCATATGTTAAATTCTGATTCAGTCATCTTGCCTGCCTCATACATAGAAGTTATCTCTGCAAGTCTTTCATTAAATGCCTTCTTATTGGATGTAAATCCTCTAAGGGCATTAACTTTGTCATTAAACTCCTTTATTTCAGAGGCTATCAATATATCTGAGTCAGTCTTTAATTGACCAGATATAGTATATTTACTAGATAGATTTTTCTTGAATTTATAGGCATCTCTAAGAAGTACCTTGTCGGATGGTGTCATATTCTCTGTTCTAATAGTAGATCCATCAGAATATTTATTCCTTATTCTATAGATCCTATCATTAGCATCGTCTATCATTTCTTTTGCATCAGCAGACAATTCTAATTGAAGTCTATAATAATCATTTATATAGATTCTTTCAGAGTTATCTTCTTCCCACTTGTTTATGTCTTTTTTGTATTTTACTAAATCTTCTGGATCAACAGGCACATCAAATTTGCTTACTAATCCATATTTCTTAACAAGCGACTCATACATTTTCATTTTATTATTGAAATGCATTCCATATTTTAACGGAGCAACAAGAAATCCAGTCTTATTTCCATTATCATCCTTTTCGTATAGTTTCTCAAAATTAGCGTAACCAAAAGCATTCTTTAGTTTTTTCCCTATTTTGATAAGCTTACTAGTATATTCGGATGTAACTAGCTCTTGATACGATTCGTTCTTTGTCTTATTTATAAGATAATTTAACGCCCTTATTGCTTCTGATTTTCTAGCATACTTCGCAGAACCAAGAAACAGAAATATGGACGAAATATCTTGTTTTGCTTCAAATGGATTATCTAATATATCTTTTATAGTAGTAGAGCCAACTTCTATTCCAAGTCCATGTAACGATTTAGAGAACTGATATTCAAGTAAAATCTTATAATCTGACTCCATATCATCAAGCATATGAACTATAGCTTTTAACTGATCGGAGAATATTGATTGAACATCATCAGGCAAATGCATAAACTGGTCCTTTCGCTCAAGAGTCTTTATTATGCTGATTGCATTAGAAAACAATTGAACAAATTCACTATGCATAGATTGCATTCTTTTTATATCCAAATCAAGACCGTCTCTCTTTAGCTGCTTAGAAGATACTATAAATGGAAGAGCACTAATAAGTTCTGATTCTGCATATTTCATAAACTTCAATACGGCCTCATCTGCTCCTAGCATAGTCATATCTCTAATTATACCTTTAAGTTCATCTTCGTGTACCTTTGATATACCGACTTTCTTCCTTAAAATATTTAACCTAGTTTCTAGACCAGCCTTTATTCTTTTTACAGCATCTTCTGATGTATTTATTGCTCCTCTATATGAATCTTCTGATACAGAAGCCATTTCTAATATTGGGTATCTATCATTAAACTCGTCTACAAGTGCATCCCTTTCTTCTTGAGTTAAATTATGCTTGTCTGCAAATTCAGATACATTCTTACCATTTAAGCCTTCGGTAATTCCAATATTATCTATCTTCTCCTTTATATTGCTATTAAATCCAGCTATTTTATATGTTCCAACGCCATACATCATCCAGTTAGATATATCTTCCAATGAAGAATCCATTGTCAAATAATCTAATTTTGAATTTGATCCAAATATTGATTTAATAAAGGCAGTAAATTCTTTAACATACACCTTTATTTTTTCATATAAAGAAGATGATTTATCTAATTTTTGACTATTATAGATATCTAAAGCAGCCATAATTGCCTCAGCCTCGTAAGCAAGACCAGAATACCCGCTATAACCTGTTTTAAGGCGATTTAAGACACTTTCGTTAGATAAGGCCTCTGTTAATAGGGAATTATATAAAGTATTGTTAGATAGCCTTATATGCTCTATAAATGGGTGTCCTAATATTTCGTGTATGGCAGTTGTTTTATCAGCAAGGCCTTCTACAATATATGCAGTATTTGTTTCAGTAGAAAAGAATCCTGGCTGATTTTTATATTGCTTTCCTTTTGATGCGTAATATTTAGAAGCGGCTTCTCTAGATATTATTTCGAACTTGATCCCAGAACGCCTAGAGAGTTCTTTACAGATGGCAGCTAAAGACTCTCTTGTCTCTACATTCGTGCTTGGCATTATCCTTCTCATTTGATCGAATAGACCTGCTACGAATCCATCTATGCCTTTTTTCTTTGATTTGTATTTACTTTTTTTAGACTGAGATTTTGTTGCATTATTTAAAGCAATTGCATCAAAATTAGCGTTTGAGATATCGCTATCTCCATTGATTATATTCTGCTTTGACTGGGCCAAATATTTCTCTAATGCTATCTCTTTTGCTCTTGCAGTTGCAGATTCCTTTGTTACGTATTCTCCATAGTTTCTAAGTGGGGCTTGGCTTTCATCATGAGTCCATTGATATTGCTTGAATCTAACAGTACTATCTTTTGATATTAGCTTTTTCCCAAAATGGAATTCTGCTATGTCTGGATTATTATATTTTCTATCTATATTAGCTAGCGCTATTTTCTTCCCATTTACAACAAGACCATGCTTCTCATTAAGCTTGCTAGTAATATCTTCTAACCTATCTATCTCGGCTTTTTCAAGCTCATAAAGTTCTTTCTTTGGAATATTATCAAATTCAAGCTCTTCTTGAATTGACGACTGATCTAAAATATCGTTAGTTTCCGATTGTTGCTCATCCAATATTTCTACATTAGGAGCTATATCAGATAGGGATGGAAAAGACTCCACCCCGTTTTCTGATTGATATTTAGCTACCTTTAATTCTACTATTATAGTAGGAAGTCCTGATTCAGAGACTAATGCCTTAAATTCAGGCAGGTTAATATTTACGCAATTCATATGTTAATAACATTTTTTAATGTAAGCCTCTAATTCATTTATTCCAACCTCATTTGCAAGATCAATTATAGCCTGTATTGTAGTGTCAGGCCTACTAGATAGAATGAGCTCTTTGTTTCTATCCCAAATAGGAAGTATGTCGTTCTCTATTAACTTTGTTTTTGGTGCAATATCTAAACTCATATTTGTATCTATAATTGGTTTTTGCTCTCCATTTTCTCTTGAGATGAATGTTCTAGGAAGTGATGTTATTCCAAACAGATTGTTGACAGCCCTACTAGCCGCAACATAGACCATTTTTCTATAATTTTCCTCCGTATCAACAGTTTTTACCATCTGCATATCAGATTCATGCACAAATACATTATTAAACTGCCTTCCTTGTGATGCATGAGATGTTATTGTATATGCATATTTAAGTGGCGCAGGAAATAGTTTCACTATTGTTCCATTCTTTTTTGCAGCTGTACCGTCTTGATTTGTCATAAAGACATCGTCTAATATCAATATCTTGCTACTCATAATACTTTTTGCTTTCCATAGCTGGGACTCGTCAAATATTAAGCTTCTTGATATATTAGACAGTTCGTGGTGTATATTTTTTTCTATACCACCATCAACCCATCTTCTTGATGGAACGAATAATTTTGTCTTTTTGTTTGTATCTAAATTGAGAATAGTAATAAATTTACCATGAATTCTAGAATTAAATAGAGTTTGGAACCCTTCGTCTTCGACGCTATCAACAATTATAGACTCAGCATTTCTATAGTTATACACCTTCTTTTTCTTATCAGTAAACTCATACGAATCTGTTTTTGCGGTCAAGAACTCTCCTTTTTCAGGAAAAAATCCTCTTCCTAGCGACTCCCTAATAGAGTTATTAATAGTATCTACAGTGTCATTTCTATATGCAATCCATTTTACAAAATTTGGATTAGTTCTTCCTTCTGCAGTGTTATAGTAATTATCTATAGAATATTTCAACATTTTGCTAAATTCTGAATGAGGAAGAAACAGTGCTGCTCCATTTTCAGTCACATCGCTATATGCTGTAGTTTTCAATGAGTGATCTTTAGCGTAGGTTCTAAATGCATTTATTATCCTTGTTATTGGATTTCCAGCAGCCTGTCTTTCCACCTTGCTTAATGAAACAAAATTAGATGTTATAAACGCATCAGATTGCTTTCCATTATTGTTTACTGGGTCTAACTGCATATCGTCACCAAGGAATAGTACTTTGGTATTTTTTGCGGCAGCCTCTTCTAATATTAATGCAACATTAGCATCCTCTATCATAGAAGCTTCATCAACAACAAGTAAGCCATCTTGAACTATTTTTACTCTTCCGAACTGTTCAAACATTAATCCTTCATCAGATTCGTCAAGTGGAGCTAATCCAAGCGTTTTATGAATAGTTAAAGCAGCTTTTCCAGATAGTTCAGTTAGTGCTCTAGCTTGATTGTTAGTAGGAGCTGCTAAGCTAACTTTATTTCCTAATGCAGCAACTATTATCTTCATGATAGAAGTCTTTCCAGACCCTGCAGAACCAATAATAGTGAAGTAGTTATTATCTTCACTCTCATACCATTCAGAAACTTCGCTCAAAGCTCTATCTTGCTGATCGTTTAGATTAAAATTAATTCCTATGTTTTTCAAGTTTATTTTAACTCCAGCAAATTCTAAATCATAATTAACAGGAATAGAGGTATCTTCTTTTATTGTATCAGCAGATACTATTCTGTTAAACTCTTCGTCAGAAATTGAATTTTCTGAAACAAAATCATCAAATGTAGGAAGAATCGTCTCTGTAAAATCTACAGCAATAGCTTCCTCTTTGATTTCTGTGCTTTGATTGGCGTTTTTTACAAAATAACCATTGTATTTACTAAACCTATTAAGTATTGGCGTAGAATATGCCTCTATTCTCATTTTAAAGGCGTTATCAGGACTTTCTACTGGCAATCCAGTCTCTGCATCCATTTCTAAATCAAGGGCGTTAGACTCCTTTAAAATAGCTCCTGCGTACATATATATAGCTAGCTCTATCTCCAAGTCAGAATAACTATTACCGTTGAACTCCTTGTATAGATTACTTGTTCCAAATATACCTTTACTTATATCTGATTTTGCTATTCTATCAACAGTATTATATATTTCAGACGAATCAGTGTCTAATGACTCGTTGTCATTATTATAGAAGAAGCTATCAATAGGTATAAATCCACGCATCTTCTCTCTAATTGAAGCCATAGCTTTCTCTGCCATCTTAAAATTAGGATTAGCAGCATTATATGCATTTAAAAGAGCATCAATATCTATTTCTCCATTTATTTTATATGGAAGTATATTATCTGAGATTATAGATCTTTCAGACATAGCTTCATAAACAAATTTACCAGAGTCTCTGAATCCCTTTCTGTCTATAGCTACATATACTGGATATACCTTATTCTTTCCATTACTCGACATATACGAAGTAGTGCCAGCTAATTTATATAAAACTTGATATGTTCCGTTTATTTTAGTGTCGCACGCAACCTTAACATATGGATCAAATATCATATTTCCATCTAGCATAGTAGTTGTTCTTGCATTTTCAAGTATAAACATGGTTCTGTATACTCCGCCTCCTTTAATTTTAACAGGTGACTTTACAGACGGGAAATCTATATTTGTTTTTCCACCCATATAGTCAGATTTCTCAGACCATGGCTCAACCATTTTAACTAACGTATCATTATGCCACTTGTTAGATATTATATCATGTAATACCTTGTCTTTATCGTCTTCAAAAGCATCCTTGGTCTCTTTAAATTTAACTAGCTCTTTCTTTATAAAATCATATAATCCAATTTTATCTCTTTCTCCCTCATCAAGCTTAACACCACCAATGGTCATGTTATCTCCACCAATAAAGAATTGATATAAAATTAGGTCTTTACCAAAATCACTTATCTCCTTAATGTCGCTTTCTATTAAGTCCATCCAAGCATCCTTCATAACATCAACATCTCTTTTAGTATTAGAGCTAATAGTTTTTATTGACACGTGATCTGGCTTTCTTATAGATTCAGTAGAATATAGAGTGTCTATCTCAGCTACAAATGAATTTATGATTTCATTGTTTTTAAATTCGCTATACTTTGTAGACGTTCTTATTGCATTTTGTATTCTATACAATCTCTTAGCGGTAGTATCGTTTCCGTAAAACAATGACTTGATATCAACGCCTCTTGACTCAGCTAGGTCTCTAAAAAACTTTTCTTTTATGTATGAATCTATTGCTCTTGATATTTCTTTTGCAAACATTAGATTTGTTTTCTTACCAAATAAATTAGCAACATGATCTATGTATCGCTCAACAGACTCAGTAGTTCTAAAAAACAGTCCATCTGTAACCGCTTTTGCGATAGAAGTTATATTGTCTAGTTTATGGTCTATAAAAGTTCCAGTAAATAAGTCATCTGAATTTGCAAATAATTTAGACTCCTCTCCGAATCTAATGTCATCTACGCCCTTATTGAAGAATCTCAATTCTTGGAATGTTTTACCATACTTCTTGTTATCTACTTGAGAGTATTTAACCAAAGAAGATAACGAATTTGCAAATGGAGCTAATTCACTATATGTCTCAATTATCATTAATTGATTAAAATACCAATCAAATGTCTCTTCTTGCGTCAAGTTATTTCTAAGGAATACTTTGTCTAACACATGATTGTTATCCAATACCAATCTACCATCTTTTCTTTCAGCAGTAGTTAGGAATGTAGACTCAAGCAAGTCCTTCTTATCTTGATTACTACCCGCCAATTGCTTGGCCTTTTCAATATACTCATTTTTTACTTTATTTATTGCCTTTGTTTCTGCATTTCTTGATGCACTATCATCTACTCCGTATTTACCAGATCTAGATTCAAAGTCAAAAGAAATATCTTTTAATGCTTTCTGAGATAAAAAATAGAAAGTAGACTCTCCTTTTCCAGCCCTAAGTAACATTGACGTCATTTGATAAGTCATCTTATTTACACCAAGTCTAACGATATATGGGTCTTTTGCAACGTCAACGTGAGCATTAATCATGGCAGACAGCCAATCCAATATTCTCTTTCCATCTATACCTTTTATATTTGATAGACTTCCTATTTTGTGCTTAAGTACTGTGTCTATATTAGAATTAAAGGATAATCCAGTCATTTGCCCAAGAACATGATGTGCATTGTTAAGTGCAAACGGAGCTATACCGCTTTTGCCTCCTGCATACTCAGATTTCTTTCTGGATTGATAAGAAGGAGTAGCTGTATTAAATGGAGTTAAATTCTTTTTATTCTCAGTTAAACTTTCGATATCCTTTAAGACTACATTTTTTAACTCATCTGTAACTGTGTCAAGAGGCTGTCTTGTTTCATTTACAGTAGTAGTTTCTGTTATAGCAGCCATCATTACGTCAAGAAGCCTATTTGTAATAGCACCAATCGAATTATTTTTGTATGGATCCTCTATATTGTCGTCGAACTGATCTATACCTATAGAATCATTTATACTAAATACTGGCTTCTCTCTAGTGTCATCTCTTGATATGTCTCTTTGTCTTTTATACGTATATCTAGCTAAAAATAACTTATCAATATCAAAGTCAGACCCAGTTAGTTTAGTAAATTCAGATGGAAGTATAATAGTATCAGCAATAACCTCTTCTATTACATCGACAACTTTAAGACCAGATACAGATGATAATCCTTGTGTAGGAACACGATATCCTATTGCTAATGGTCTTGATTCCTTTCCAATTATTCCTTGAGATATTAACCAATTCTTCTTCTCTACATACGACGCCTTTTTAAGTTCCTTTGGAATTATATCTTTAAATAAGTTAAGTGATACAACGCAATCCATTGATCCATCATCGTTTCTAAACCTAAGCCTTTCTCCATTGTTAAGTAAACGAGCACTCCCATTTCTAGCCTCAAACTCTGATTGAGTGATTTTGCCTTTCATAAGGCTTTCTGCGTCTATTGACTTCATACCAAAGACAGACATTTGAATAAACATCCCACCTGGGGTCTCTATATCAATTATTTTCTTTCCAAGCATTGAGATTATCCTAGACTCAACCCATCCGTTATCAGCCATAGCTTGCAACGGAATGAATTCGCTATCCATATAGTCTTTTAACTTTTTAACGAAGTCGCTAGGCATTCCAGAGTTTTTGGCATCTTTGTATAACATCGCTGTTATCTTTCTTGAATTCACGACGACATTTCCCGCTTCATCATAGGAGATACCAAGTTCTTTTGATACCGACTTAACACCTTTGTCTGATATTGCATTTAGGCAATTATTCCACATTGATATTAGCTCGGCTCCAGTAGCTCCTAATTTTCCATTAAATGTAATATTTGAATAGACTTTAGATGCCACTATGTTTGACATACTAGCTTTAATTGGCTGAGTAGCTATAGCAATTTCTGGATGCTCATGTGGATCTGTCAGCAATTGTCTTCTTAGATATTTAAAGTCTTGAGAAGTTACTTTCATAGATCCAAGATCAGATATTTGGTCGTTGTTAGAGTCAGTATAATATGATATTGCTTTGTCATTACCTACTTTAACAGCGCTATTGAATGGAATCATATCAATCTTACTCATCGTAGGCTCAGTAGTATTCATTCTGTCATATAGGCGCCTTAAATCTCCAGTGGCTATAGATTTAAATAATGTAAACATAGCCATTTTGTCTAGAATAGGTATGTTAAGTTTATTTTCTACATCGTATTTATCACCGTAGTAAATCATCTTTAATGGTTTCATGACCATTCTTAATGCATCATTATATCTAGTGGAGTCAGAAAGCCAGCTTATGTCATCAGATTCAAGTATATCAAACGCTTTTTGCATGTCCTCATTCCATTCACCAAGCATCATCGCTATCTTCTTATGCATTATAGGAGATATAAATACAGTAGCATCAGTTTCATTTATACTTCCTTTTGGGTCTGTATATCCAGAATAGTTGCTTTTTGCTATTATCTCTCCATCTATAAATTCTTCTGGATATCTCTTTCTTAATTTATCTAATTCTGATTTTGACTCGCTGGAGTTATCTTTCATTATTTCGTAAAGATTATCTATAGAAACTCCTTTTCTTTCTTTTATTAGAGATCCTATTTCTGCTGATTCAAATAATAGTTTTATATTTTCAGCCTCCTTGCTATAGATTTCGTTATCAAGCAGCTCTGAAACAGAAAACGATTCAGACCCAAGAGTGTTCATTTCATGCCCGTCTGGCCATGTTGTTCTTAATGCGTTTCCAGTAGATAACATTGATGAGTATCTCTTTATCTTCGCATCGGAGTCTTTATAAAATGCACCATCTTTCGCAACAAGCTTTTCGAACTCTATTGTAGATATAATTCCATTTACTAAATTATTTGCCAATGAATTTGCTATTGCGGCTTGATCATTATATCCAATGAATTTATTGCCATTCTTGTCTATAGCGTCCTCTTGATTTAAGAACTCATCTAAAGGAAGAGAATTATTTGTAAGTGAACTAATTCTTGCTCCATCAAAAGATATTAATCCAATCTCAGTGGCATATGGAATTTCTTTAGACCAAAGCGCACTATTAAGAGATGAATTTATCATCCTTTCAAGCTCGGTTTGGTATACTTGAATATATTTTTCAGCACCATTTCCAAATTTTGAATTAGGTATATCAACGGCGATTAATTCGTCATTCATAAGCCTTTCTTCTATGGCAGATATTGCCTGCTTAAATCCATCCTCTCCTAATACAGCTACTTTTGCATTTATATACTCATTTAATGTAGTTTTTCCATCGAACTTCATATCGCCAAAATGTCTAAATCTCAGTGCATTTCCATGCTTAACTCCATGCATTAATTTAGCCTCTTTAGAGTCGCTAGACTGCTTTCTTCCTATATGATATACATCTATCAATGTAGAAGGAGATCCTTGCTCATATTGAATATATGCGTCTTTTATGGCCAGTAATTCAGCCTTAAAATAGTTGGACATAACAGTTAAGTGCTGTTTTGAGAAGCCAACATAAACATTATTTGTAGCAGCACCAGGATTCTCTTGACGAATAAATCTAATATCTGAATTTGGCAGCTTAAGCCCTTTTATAAAATAATAAGTCTTCTTATCTGCCATTGTTGGTAGAGGAAGATAATTATTCTTGGCTGCAGATAGTTTTATAATGTAATCCTCTGCTGTAGATATAGAGAAGTAGTCTCTGCCTTTATCGCCAGCTGATTCTTGGTAAAACTTAATAAAAGTAGCTAATTCTAATTTGTCAGCCTCTCCTGCCATGATTTGATTAATAGCCAAAGATCCAGTTGGAATTCCATCTGTTATACCTGCAGATGCTAATAAATCTACATTTTCGTCTGAAGAAGCTATTTGAGATTTATCAACGCTACCTTTAATAAATGTCGATGATAACATTTTTTTGATATCATTCTTATCATTATTCATTATATCTATTTTGTCTGAGATATAATTAGGTAGTGATATTTTATACATCATATTATTGTCTGGCCCCAGAACCATTGATTCAGTTCCTGTCTCATGTGTAGCGCTATGAGCTATTGCTAATTTTTTTACATAAGTTTCTCCTTGAAAAACTTTGCTTATAGCAACATCCCTCTTAGAGCCTTTCTTTCCGAACTTTATGATATACCCTTTATTGTCTATTGCATTTTTAAGTACAGAATTAAATATTACAGTTGGGCCATTCTTAGACGATATTAATGTAGACAAATTCTTTCTAATAGATTCTATTGACTCCCTAGGACCATCAGATATTAAATTTGAAATAGTTGTATTGTCAATATCTATTCCAACAAGCCCATGTAGATACGCAAACTCATCTATGACTATAGAGAGTCCCTCTCTGGATGAAAGATCTAGTACAAATGACGACCCATCTTTTCTTTTAAATGTGGTTGAAAGCACGCCAGAATTCATCATTTTTTTGAATGTCTGGGTTATGCCGTTTTCATTATTGTATCTATCTACTATGGCAGAGGCGTATTTGCTATTAAAGTTAAATCCATCCTCTGTGTACGTGTATAAATTATCATTATAAGCGAAGAACGATCCCCATGCTAATGATATTTTACTTACTCTTGAATTTATTTCAGTATCTCTAATCGATACTATATGTTTTCCTCCAGCTTTTATATAACTAGCATCAACGAAATTGTTTACCATAGTTCTAGTAGATTGCCAGAACTTAGTAATAAAATTCTCGTCATTCACCTCTTGCAATCTAGAGTACAGTCTGTCAAAGAATATATCTCCTGCGGCAAGTTGGTCTATTCTAGACATCATATCTTCTACAGTTAAACATTCGACTATTTGATTAGATATCTTTCCCCACGCTTCATCGAAATTAACAAACCTAGGATAACCAATTAAATTAGATTTATCAAATATAAAGCTATCAGTTTCTTCATCTATACCAGACACTACTTCTTGTGTTCTTATAAACATTCTAACGTCAGTATCTAGCGCTTCTTTTAAGCTATATTCATAACTAGCTTTTGTGTGGGCACCAACCTCATCTCTAAGACTCGCCTTGCCTTCTTCGTCTGATGTATCTTCTTCTGTTTCAGATATACCAATGGCAGAAAGAGACTCATTGATTGCAGGTTGAAACACAGAGTCGAATTTAGTATATATTTCTTTCAGTACCTCTATTTTTCCTTGCTCTATAGAATCGTCCAATATATCTTGAGCGATTGATGCTTTTAGCTCAGACATTCTTAATTGTCTAATGTCAGATATAGTCTTTACATCACTAAGCTTAAACAATGCATACACCAATGAATCAATGATATCTTCAAATTCTCGTCTTGACGATATTGTGTCTAGGCCTATGTCCTTGAATCTAAATGCACCATCATTTCCATAAACATCGTTAAATTCACGCAAACTATCTATGTTCACTGAACTTCCTTTGAATAATCCAGAATCTATATCATTAAATAGCCTAGTAAGGTCTTTATATGATAATCCAACTAGCTTTCTAACAAAGTTATAAATCTTCCTAAATGCTCTATTAAGAAATGAATTTGTCTTTGACGGAGATTTAGACAGCATGTATACTCTAAATTTTTCTGCTATAAACTCTTCTATATCTGAATTAGATAGGCCTTCTAGGTAAGGATTTTCTTTTACTGCCAATGCATATATAGAAGCTCTTTCTTTCTTAGACAAAAGTAGCAATGAAACCCTATGATATGCCTCATGATATAATGTTCCAGAGGCGGCTTTATCCCATATAGTAATAGCATCTGCATGCATTACGCCCATAGCAGTCCTACTAGATCCAAGCTCTATTAGCTTGTCTACCACTTCTACGTCAGTATCTTTTCCTAATTTCTCATGAATCCACTCAAGTTCTCTCTGTATATCTATAACATTTTTATACCCAGGAGAATATACCATATTAGCGCCTCTCCTTCTTCTGGGAGCAGTAGATCCGACTAAAGATGATAATCCCTTCCCATTTCCCTTGCTAGCATCGCTCTGAAGGCTATTTTCATCCGTTTTAACGGCATTTAATGGCTCTGGCTGAACATTTGTATCAGATTGAATTTGAGTGTCTAAAACAGGCTCTATTTGCGTATTTTCAGGTACATTTACAGTTGGAACTTCTATTGTCCTTTTTGGAGAAGAAGTCTTTACTGCACTATCAACTGGAACAGACTTCACTCCCTCCAAATACATGTATGGAGTCTCGAAGACTTTGTCATCTAAATTGGCGGTTAACTTGCCGCTCTTAAGTAGAAATCCGGTCCACGATAGCCTTAAATCATCTTTAGTAAAAACAATAGAGTCAGATAATTTGAACTCATTTATCTTACCGGACATCAATAGGCCAGATATAGACTGCCCTATTAGATTCGCAACCCTTCTATCAGACCCAGTCTCATTCCACAAATGATTCTTATCTACATTCCAAGTTACATTCTCTTTTATATATTGCTTTATAAAGGCTTCTCCATCTGCAGTCCTAGATTCATCTTTTGTAAGCTTTCTAGAACCAACAGAAATTAATCCATCTTGACCTACGCCAAATTGTTTATTGACCAAGAATGGGAATCTAGCAATATCTGATTCACTTTTTATAGTTTTTCCACTAAAGTTGGCAATAAAAAATAAAAGTTGGCCTGCAGTCAGCCCGGTATCTATTTTGCCAGAATCTGATATAACGCCTTTTTCGTTTATATAAACTCTAGATTCATTATCTTTTTTGATTGCTAAGTTATATATAAGATCGACAGTAGATTGATTTTCGTCCATCATTCTCTTTTTATTGAGTTTGATTGGTATTAATCTTTTTGTTTTTGGCGTAGCCTGCATTATAAATATACCACCAGCATTAGATTCTTTTCTGCTACTTAAAGTATATATAGCTGAGCCATCTGCTCCGTACACATCAAATTGACCTACTTCTCCGCTACTTATTCCTATTTTTACCGTATTAACTCCGATTTGAGAAACGTCTACGTCTCCATTTTTAAATCTAGGAAGGCTCAACCCTTTTATGCCGGTAAGCTTTCTTTGTGTTTTGTTTTTGTCAGCAAGCTCCCCGTCTGCAATAGTTATTCCATTTCCGCCTTGTTTGTACGGTATCAATTTAAATGCTTTAGACCCTTTGGTTTTTTCAAACTCATCTATGATTTCATTTCTGAATTTAAGTAACTCTGGTAGCGCTGATTTTAGTGAATCTAACTTCCTTTTATCTTCTTTGCTAGCAGATCCATTGTTTACCTTCTCCTGCAATTGTACTAATTCAGCCTGTCTTCTTGATGGGTCTGCTATAAACGCATAATATCCACCTTTAAAAGGCCCTGAATTCTTTTTAAGTAAAATAGTTATAACATACGAATCTCTTCCATTTTCTTTCGGAGTAACAGTTACTTCAAAATCGCAATCGTCTAGCGGGTTCTCAGAGTTCATTAATTTTGCAAGCTCAGTGCCAGGAAGTCTATCTTTAAATAAGCTTTTGTTATTATCTGGCTTATAAAATAAAGTATGCGATAACCAGTCTCTATTGAAGGCCACTGATGTGAATTCGTCATTTATATCATCTATTAACTCGGAATTATTTGTTTTGTCAGAACTTGTAGTCTCTACGTTTACAGCACTTGCACTTTCTTCTGCGTCTTCAGCCTTATCTTCTTCATTATCGGCGACGTCTCCATTATCAATAGAATCAATTAATTTCTTTTTTGCTGCATTAAGCTCAGCCATCAATGGGTCTATATCGGCTGATCCAGCCTCTTCAGATGGAATATCCTGAGCAAACATATCATCATCTTCAAATGAGTCAGCTGTTGTTTTATCTCCACTAGTAACCGGTGCCTTTATATTATCTCCTTGATCAAACATGTCGTCATCTTCAAATGTTGCGACGTCTTCATTTGCATCTTCAGTAGTTACTTTTGGTTGCTCATTTTCATCAGTAGTAGTACTTGGTTCATCTGCTTTTGTTTCTACTACATCTGCCTTTGGATTGGCATTATCGGCCTCGTCTTCCTCTTCAAATGTGTCAGACTCAGCATGAATCCTTTCTTCTTCCTTGGTAGAATTAAGATACTTATCGACCCTAGCCTTTACGAAGTCTCTATGTTGAAAGTATGTCTTCTTTGAGACATTTCCACCTCCTTCATAGTTGAATCCTCTAAGACCATATTCAGACTCTAGCTCGTAGTTATATGAATCAGCCAATGCATTTTCTTTTACTAAATCATTGAATAGTGATTCATTTGCAGAACTAAGATATTCAGATATATTTAGACTTCCGTCTTCATTCTTTAATTTTGGAATAGAACTTAGCCTGGCATTAAGATAATTTATTTTACTTTCAAGTCTATCCAGAGATAGTTTAGAGACCCTACTTTTCAATTCAGGATCTCCTTTTCTTATCAAATCGACCGCAGTGTTTGCTGCAAATAATTCATGTATATTTCTATATAATTCCTTTGCATCCAAATCTGATATAACGCCAGTCTCTTCGTCTACGCCATCCTTTTTGTTCTTTTCTCTAATTTCGTTGTTTGTGCTAATTATATTAGTCTCAAACCATTTATCATCTTTAATCGCCTTCTCTAGTTTTCCTGGAATAGACGATTTTAACTCCATCAAATCAGATGCAACGCTAGCCCCAGCAGTATTGTGGCTTAGTATAAGACCAACCAATGCTTTATGCTCTGCAGATCCAGTAGAGTACTCTTTTTTTACTAAAGACGAAACTCTCTTGTCTGAGTTTATCTTTCCTATTGCGTCGAAAAGTTTTAGTTGATCATCTATATCCTCAGCCGTTACTCCAGCAGGAAGGTTTTCTCTAGACTTATTTAATGCTTCTCTTACATATCCAGATCTGCCTCTAAGCGACGAATCTATGTATGCTCCTGCTTTGTCTTGCAGTGTCTTTGATTCTAGATTTGAAAGTATGGTATTGTGAACATAATTATCCACTTTCTTTTGTATCATATCTCCTGGAATGGAGGATAATTTTGATACAGCACCCATTCCACCTCCAAGCAAAATAGCTCCATACGCTCCAGATAAAAACGCATCTTTTAACTCTACCTTGTTTAGATATTTCTCGTCAGAGTCCATACCAAGCATAACGCCAACACCAACAGCACCACCAGTATATGAGTTTATTAAATCGCCGACTACATTGCTATTTGATAGAGCTTCGTTTTGATATCTATTTGATATGACATTTTGAGACACCTCTTCAAATCCCTCTGCTAACATAGTAGCGCCTAGGCCAGCAACTGCCTTTGCAGGAGATATATTGAAGAATTTCTTTTTGTATGCGTCATTAAGTACTGTAGCAACCTTAGCAGACGTTCTTGCAAACTTATTTTCACTCTTCAGTAAATCAGTTATCAATCCGCCAGCCTTTCCGTACTTCTTTAACATTCCAAATGGCGTAACAGCAAATCCAATTGCTTCTGCTGCATCTGATATACCTAAAGCCATCTGTTGACTATAAAACGCATTAGATCCAACAGATGCACGTCCTATTGCCTTCAATACGTTAGGATCAGTGTTCTTGATAGATCCAGACTTATATCCCTCAGTAAGTATTGTTCTTCCCGCTTTGGTCAATTCTCCATTTGGAAGCATTTCCTTTTTGAGTAAACTAATCAAGTACTCGTCAGTTCCATTTGTATCTAATTTAGAAAGAAGTTCTTTATTCGACTGCTCGTCTATTGGCGTAGAGCCAAAGCCTTTCATTTCTGAACTGAATTTGCTATTCCATGCGTCTCCATATTCAGTATTAGTCTCGCTTTTCCTTTGATAAATTTGCAGGGCAACGTCTCCAACTGTACCAGCTATACCAAGAGCCTTTGATGCAGCTCCCTTGGTCATACTTTTTGCAAGCATATTTGCTCCTTGATTAAGCACGAGACCACCTATCATCGCGCCCCATTCGCCAAGTGAAGATCCGGCATTGTCTAGTGCGCTATATATTGGTGATTTTTCCTCTACTTTTCGCTTCCAATATTCACTAGTATCATTATATTCGTCGAAGTCATCTTTATCTTCCTGTATAGACTTCTGTGCGGAAATAAGTTTATAGTCTGATGTTTGTTTAGCTCCTGCAAGTGAGTTTTGTATATGTGGATCATTAAAATTATTACTAGATATATAGTCTATAGCTGGTAATCCTAATTCTTCTTGTCTCTCAAGATATTTTGCTATCCATCCAGAATACTTAGTATACGCTCCTCTTAATTCAACTGGGACGTCTGGAAGCCCAGGTAATTTTTTTGCCTCTCCACCGAACTCCTGTTTTGATTTAAGCATCCCTGGGATGGTGGCATCGTATTTAGCAGTTTCAAATACTGGCTCAAACAGCGCCTCGGAATACGATTTAGATGCCTTTATTTTACTAAAGTCATATTTCTTTTCTGGGTCATTAGATGGCATTCCAGTAGATAAAACATCCTCCAAATAACTCTGTCCTTTAAATTTATCTTTATCAGGAATCTGTCTCCATTTTTGAACATACTCCATAACTTTTTTGAACTCAGGATCTTGCGTAACTTGCTCCGCCGAAGACAGTAACACATTGTCAACTGATGACGTTCTTGCAAGGTCTCCCTCAGACCAAGATATTTGAGATAAATTCAACTTCCTCATTATAGAGTTATATGTATCCTTCGCATCATCCCAAACAGATCTATCATCGGGTCTACTTATTGGACTATCATCAATACTATTTAATATTGGACGCAGTCCTTCCATATCAACGGCTACATCATTCCATCTCGTGTTTTTCCCGTTTTTATAGATAAGTCTATCTGCGTTCGAATATTTATTAGTTTTTTCCATAAACGTATACTTATTTTATTATTTTATTCTTGAATATCAACTACCTCTTGGTTTTGAGCATAGCTTTTATTAAATTGTTTTTGGTATGTAGCGTCAAATGCCGATGTTGATGCCGAGTTTGATTCAGCAGCCTCAGTAAATTCATCTGCAACTGGTATTTTATAAAACACATCTCCAGGTACCTTATTCTGAGAAGTCCCTGTTGATGGAGTTGATACTTTTTCTGCATTCTCGATAGAATATCCTCTTTTCTTTGCTACATCAGCCGGGATATACATATATCCCCTAAGGTCAAGCCTGTTTCCGGTAGATACCTTTGCAGTAGTAGTTGGAGCAATCAGGGCTATTCCGTCTAATATACCACTATTCAAATCCTCCTGAAGTTTATTACCACCAATACTATTATTGTATATCCCAGTTTTATCGTCTATTAGTCTAAGTTTCTTAGTCTGTCTAGACGTCCAAGCATCTAGATTTGTTCCATTACTAAGCTTTATAGATACCTTCTTTCCTCTTGTGGTATTATACCAATTTTCTACATCATATTGGTCTAGATCTATATTAGCTAATCCAGCAATAACAGATTTAGGAATAGTTAATTTATTTTCCTGCTTTTTTTGTTCGGAAGAAGGCAGTTTATCATAATTATAAACCCTGGCTTCCGCATCAGAAAACATTGCAAGTACAGTACTTTGCCCATTAGATATTCTTTCTGTTAGTTTAGATAGTTTTGATTTCTCATTTTCATCTAAATTTGATTTTTCGCTTAGATAGTTATATTCTTTTCTATCTTTATACAGATCATATACGGTAGATCTCATTTCTTTTGGTATACTATTGAGATATACTTTGCCATTAACTCTTAGCTTTCCCTCTACATCTAACTTAGCAACCTTATTTAGTAAAAAATTAATCTTATTACTAGCGACGGTATTTTGGGCATGATTTCGTATTTGCTGCGATCTTAATGGATATCCAACCTCTTGCTCCTTTTTTCTAGCGGCTAATGTCTCTCTGTGCATTTTTTGTTGCTCGCCCATTTTCCACATCTCGAGACCAATCTGATTTGGCTGAATAGTTTCCCATGCAAATCCTCTTGCCACGTTACTACTATTATTCAAAACAACATTATCTATATCGGCTTGCGTGAATTCTTTTCCAGTTGACCTGAGTTGAATTTCAGCTTGTCGTCTTAATATTGGGTTTGATACAAGTCCACCGGCCTCGGCAGCGACTTTACTATCTATATCTTCTACTGACTTACCAAATCTATCATAAAACCTATCTTTTTTGCCTATTATCCTGTCCTTGACTTGGCTAGCTAAAGGAGCTACAACGTCAGTGAAGTTTGCGTAAGGAAGATTAGATTCAGAGAATTGCCCCATAGTAGAACTATCCCATCCTAACGCTTTATTCTTCTCATATCCTTGCCACCTAGGATCTTCTTTTGATGCAAAATCTCTTAAGACTGGAGCGTTAAATATAATATTTGCCAATGTTCTGTCTCCTTTTAGTTTTCTGGCTATAGAACTCAACTCGGCTCTTTTGGTTGGATCCTTTAGATCTTCGCTACTCTGAATAACTTCATTTACCCTGCCTAATGTATTCGCATATATTTTTGCATAGTTAGCTTTATCTGGAGCAGATATTGTATTAACGTCTGAATACTTCTCAAATAATTCATCCTGCAAAGCAGAAGCGGTATTATATTCGGCTTCTGCTTTATCAGCGATCTTATATAGTCCCTCAAATTGAATAGGAACATATGTGTTTATGAACTGCGCCTGCGCAGGTGTATTGTATAATGTAACTCCCATATTATCTATTCGTTAGTGATTTAAGCAATCTATCTTTTGTCTTATCATCAAGATACTTAGAGTATTCGGACCATACACTTGCATTAAGATTGTCATTTTCTTTCATATTTCCCATCAACTGTTTATTCTGAGCATATTGACTTAATTGAGATAATCCAGTCTGTTTGTTATTTTCAGCTGCTGCCTTATTTCTTGCATTAATATCTTTTACTCGTCTAGTTTCATTTGCTCTAGCGGCTGACATTGCATTAAATCTATCTGCATACTGAGATCTAAATGTATTATTTGCAACCTCGCCCTTGTCCATTATATTAGACAATTGCTCTATTCCTCTAGAATATATATCACCAGCCGTAGCCAGATTAGCACCAGTTCCGGTATTTATATTCGCAGCATTATATCTGGCTATAGTTCTTTGCTTGGACGACTCAGCTACTTGAGGGGCTATATTATATCTTTGATTTGGATTAATATATGACTCGTATACTGGGGTATCTATCTCTGGTGTAGTATGAGTTAAATTATACGCTACTGGAGCCAAAGATGCTAAATCAGTTCCAACACTAGACAGCGCTTTTCCTAAATTAATCCCTGGAGACTTTTTAGGTATAGTATTTTCTGGTATATCACTTTTCAATGCCTCCATTATAGGCTTAACATTATCAATACCTTTGCTTGCGCTCAAACTAAAGCCAGGCTGTTGTATTTTACTTATTTTCTCATTCCATCTGTCTTCATCATTATCAACGAAACTTGGAGTTATATTTCCGTCATTTGGCATTAAACTTGAGTTTATTGCATTAGGAACAAAAGACTTGGTTGCAATAGGCTGCACAGTAGTCCTCTCGCTTGTTTTAAGTCCATTAGAGGCATTATCTACCTGTGACACAGCTGTTTGTATTGATTGCGAAGAGATGCCGTTAGATGGGCTTAAATTACTGTTATTTACGACATCTGGAAGTATGCCATTATTTTCTGAAAATCCTGGTTGCTTTAGCGTTCCATCTACATTGAATATACTTGGAGCTTTTGCCTGTATGGTGGCCTTATTCCCAGTATTAATACCAGAGATTTGAACTGGACCAGAGTTTTGCAAAGCCTGCCTATTTTCATTAGAGAAGTCAGATAAATTTTTAGTAAAACCTAATGAATTTTTTGTCCACTTTTTTCCATTTGTTGATGGGTCAGAAGATCTTATAACTCCATCCGGCCCAACCATTGTTTCTATTACATCAAATTCAGCTTGCTGCTCTGGAGATAATTGATTATATTGATATGGATTTGATATGTATGAGTTCTTATCTTTTTTGCTTCTTATTACTGTCTCAACAAATCCCTCTATGCCATTTTTGAATCCAGGAAGTTTTGTTTTTGACTGACTTGCCGCCATATCGTTATCCATCTGAGTTTTCATATTGAGTAAATCAGACTGCTTCTTTATGTTCATTTCATTTATCTTCACAGTGTTTTCATCTATTCTGGATGGTTTTTTTCCATGCTTAGGATTAAGTATTTTGTTATTCATTTTTTGTTGAATCGCTAATTTAGTTGCTATGTCTGCAGATGTTTCATTTCCACCTGGAATTGGTTTTTGAGGATACACTGAACTTCCTTCTGACATATTTGCTGGGATAACATCTCCAGCTCCATTAGGACCAGGAACTTGTTGCATTTGGCCTGTAACTCCATCTCTAACGACTTCTCCTGGAGACAACATTGAATTTGGATAGCTAGGCCTAATGTCATTGGACTTAAATGCCCCGGTTCCTTTCTTAAATCCAGGAACTCTATTATTTTCTGGATTATTTATTGCATATTGAGCTTGAGCTTGAGCATTAGCATCGGCATTCTGCGCAAGTGATTTATTAATGCCCAGTTTCTTTTTTGCCATTAACGCATCTTTCTTAGCCTTCTCTGCCCCAACAACCCCTATTGCGGCTCCAACAGCAGCACCGGCCGCAGCCCCCCATGGTCCAAATGCAGCTCCAGTGGCAGCCATAGATCCTGCGCTTGACAATACAGCTCCGGCATAAGAAGCATCTGATGAAGCGTCTTCTCCTGTGGCTCCAATCACTTGTCCTAATCCTCCAACTGCATTTCCTATTTCAGCATAAGGAACTCCTGCTGCGTATTTTGGTAGTTTTTTTATTTTCTTTGCCATAGTTATATGTTTGAATATCTATAAGTAGTTTCTATAAATGGCACTGAAAACATATTGCCATCTGAACTTTGAAATTTATATACAGATATAAGGAATTTCCCCTTTAGTCTATCTGCGAATTGATCTGTGCCAACTCTTCTTGGTATGGCAAATTTATATGTATCCTCCCTTTTGTCTATATCGTTTTTTGATATAGCATTGCCAGTCTGAGTTGATGTGTAAAATTCTATATTATCAAAATTATCTGACCCTGAGAATTCAGCAAAGTACTTTACATTGTCAAATACCTTGGTTGACACATAATCTTTATTTGTGACTGTCTTAATCAAAGATCTATCTGGAGTTTCAGATTTCAAAGCATTGTACTTGCTTCCATTATTTGCTCTAAATAGAGTATTTGATTCATCAAAGTAATAGTACCCTCCCTTGAAGTTCAGGTACCACTTTGGATTAGATGATAAAAAAGACATAAACGCCTTATTTATCTCTGAATAGTTTAATGTATTCATATTAGTTTATGTCTATTGCATTTGAAAGTCCATATATAGACAATATAACTTCATTGTACTTCTTGTCAAACACTATTGGAATATTATTTTGTATAGAATCTTTACTTTTATTTAGGACTGACTGTATTCCTTTTATTTTAGACACTGAAGCAACATCCCCATTGTATCCACAAAACTCATTATTAGTACCGTCATACCAATATAACGCAGTATCTGAATTAGATATCCCATTTATTGTTTTGTATTTAAATCCATTGGACGTAGTTATATAATCAAACCTAGATAGTATTCCGCTGGTACCTAATGACAGCGCGCCTATATTATTATCTGTTATTAATGATCTTTCGTTTACTGAAAGTACTCCAAATGAATTTTTCTGCCAAAAGAATAGTTTATTGTTAAAATTATATAATCCAGTCAACTGACCATGCTCAGTGTCAACATCTATATAGTTAGCTGGCCTAAACATAGCCCAACTATCAAATATTTCATCATTTGTTTTTGCGTCAGAATTGTATATTCGACAGTCAAAAGATTTATTCGACTCGGACGATAACAATAACGGCATAAATCCTATTGCAGTAATCTCGGCTGAATAAGCAGCATTATATTCATACTGAGGAGTCTCTTGACTTATAGAAAAGTCAATTCCCTGACTTATAGCAGCTCCATGAACTCCAACCTCATCCCATATTTGATTATTATAGTTACTAGCAACAAACGATTTTGAATTAGCGAGATGTAGATTTATTGACGACTCTGTTGGTATTAAAGCTCCTATATATCCTTTTTGATTTAATATGACAGACTCCCTAGACTTCTTATTGCTAGTGGCTGGGCTGTGCGGATCTTCGTATCTAAGTATAGAGTGATCATAAATACCTATAAATGTATCTCCTCCGAATGATACAAATTCCTTCACTGTATCTGAATTAGATATTGGAAGCGACATACCAGTAGATATGTACTCTGTAAATTGTTTATCTACTATAGCGGCTCCTCCGTATATAGCGGAATTCATTTTCTTTATATTTACAGAAAATGTGGCTAGTCCTCTTTCGGCAAGCCTGGCCGCATATCTAAATTTATCTATATATGTATCTTCGCTAAACCTTTTGAATGGAGATGGACTGTCTTCGATTGTAGCTCTACCATGATAGTAAATTCTATCTATAGAAGGGATTTCAGGCTCTCCATTGAAGTACATAACTATACCGGCCGCATGTGGTCCAGATCTAAATCCTTTTCCATATCCAATTCCATTATCTGAATAACTATTATAAATTGTTTCATTGAAGTGCGTTGAGTAATTTATAAAAAGATTTCCTCCGACTATAGTTGGATCAGGAGAAACGTTTCTTATTGGCTCATTGTATTTTATTTCAGGAGCAAATTCAGAATCTGTAGCCTTAAAAAATAATTTATCAAATATTGATGATGAAACATCTAGAGAAAATATGGAGCTAATTCTTATGTCCGAAGTATTTTCTCCAGTTTGCATTACTAGTTCAAGTCCGCCAAGATCAACTCCTTGTGATTTTTTTCTAGAAAACCTATTGTAGTACTTAAATACTCCAGCATTTAATCTATTTTTATTCGCAACATCAGAGAATGATGCAGGATCGGAATCAACTCTATTTAGCCCGCCTGAAAATCCAGATGAGTAACTTGAGTTTCCTTCTCCGTCATCTATAAATATACCTCCAAGAGATATCAGAGTATTTGATCTTTCTCTTGAAAATGAACCTTTAATGTCAGCAGAAGCGCTAGTACTTGTTGGATTAAATCCGTATGATATAGTTTGTTCGACAGACCCATTATATCCTTCATGCATTTTTCCTGTATATCCAATACTATCAAGTATATCACTTCCAGTATCAGAAAGCCATACTTTTTTTGAATTTACATTTATGTCTGCACATGCCATAACTCCATCTGCGTAATAATCAGCAATTGGCTTTCTTATTGATCTCTCCATTAGCGTATTGCCACTATATGTACCAAGTTGAACTAAATTATCATATATAAATGCTACATTTGGGGTTGTTAATGGAAATATACAGTCTACAATATCAATACCTATAGACCCGATAGAGTCAGATAATTGAGAGTAAAAGTCTATTCCATAATATGATGTTTCAGGAGATGAAAACATTAGATAATTCCTATTGAAATAGTCTGGTGACATATCATTCTCGACTTGATTTGTTATAGCCCCAAGCCTTCCAAGAGAATCAGTGATCACCATATTATAAAATAGTGGAGCAACTCCATAACTATATCCCATTGACATTACTGGGTGCGGTCTAAGCGTAAAACCAGGACCAAGATCACTAAGCGCCGTCTTATCTGGGAATGATGATCCGCTATATTCGGTACTATACGTTCCTACTTTCTGTATTGTCCCACTAGAGTATATTGTTTTGTTGTTAATATCTCTCTTTGCTCTTACTATTTCTATCCTAGATACTCCGCTAAGATTATTTAAATTCTTAAACGTAAACTTTACCCCTATAGGCTTTACTAAAAGCTCTTGCTCTTTATATAGGGAATCATATTCTAGTACAAAATCCTGGTTTGACGATGAACTATATTTATCAAATTCCTCATATGGCATTTCAAATATACTAGAATCCCATCCAGTAGACTCAACATATCCCGCTGGGAATCTAATGTCTGCTATCCAATGAGCTGGAGACCTTCTTCCTTTTGTATCATAAAAAACTGCAGCAAATCTATATATCTCATCCCTCTGATATGACTTAAAGTTATTTGAAAGTAACGGGTTTGAATAATTTATAGATCCATCTTGAGTGCCTATATTGAAATAAGATAATGGAATTACCTCGTTTGATCCATCTGAATTTGAAAATATCAACTTCGATATATCACTTCTTTTGACATCGCCAATCCTAGCAGTTCTTCTATCTATAAAGAAATCTATATTATTATCTATTTTAGAAATACCTGGTTCGTCTCCCCAGAAATGACCATATGACTCTATAAAATATGTATTAGTATACACATAGTCCACATTTATACCAGATCCGCCCAAAACACCATCTTTATTATATCTGTGTTCGATATCCGCATACCTTTCCTTTTCATATATTTCTTTATGTATCGCATCGTGATCTGATGGAACATCTGTAATTCCAGAATAGCTAAATACGAATGGAGTTGAATTATCTGCCTTATGTATTGTAGCAACATAAGCCCCGCTAGAAGATGAATATGATGAATATCCATTTGGCTTATTAAACACCCTAGTTTGAGCAGAGATATTGCCAGCTAAAATTATTGTATCAAATTGATCGTATATCACATCTTCAATATATAATATAGTTGAAATGATGGTATCTGTAGATCTAATAGCATCTAGCGTATATTCAATATAAGAAAGATCTGACTCGTGTGTTGATGAAATTAAATTAGAACTAGTTATGCTATCTCCATATATAGATATGTGATCAGACTCAGAAGTTCCAGCTCTTAGTTTTATCTCGTAAGGCGATGATACTCCAAATCTATCTTCAAATGTATAGAAGTATGAAATATCTTTCGTTCCAATTGAAGACTGAGTGGTTAAAAATATCTCGTTAGTGTCTAATCTAGATTCTGATATTATAGTTGGATCTACTCCAAATATATTGAAATTTTGCTGGTCACTATACTCGTAATTAGAAATAGTTTCATTTGCATTAATTGTGAATGTATAATCAAGACTAGCAACATTATTTCTAACTGATATCGTAGATTCAAATGGCACTGGTCTGTCTATTGAGACATATCCATATTTAACTGTAAATCCATCTCCATTGTTTGACAATCCTATATCAGAATACGTAAAATTTGGAAACGATAGATACTCCTTTGTAACTAACGTTTGTCCTGCTGGTATAGGTATTTGAAGTTCAAGTGCAGTTATTGGTGTTGAATTTGGATACCCAAATCTAGTATTCATCGAATTTATTTCGCCTATCGATTCGTTTTGAGCCCCACCGCCTTCTTTGTATATCCACCCTTCTCCAGTTAATCTATTGTATAGCGGTGGACTATAATCGGCGTATGGAAATATTATATAATGCTGATCACTGCTTATAGGAGCGCTTATTTGAGCAGTGGCAGTAACTATATTGTATCCACTTATAGGAAGTAGTTGTGCTACTGCAGGCACCCATGGGACGTGATTAACGCTAGCGCTAAGAGATCCTGCTGGTATTGATATTGGAACGTACCTAACATCTGGGAATGTATCTGTGGGAGGAATACTTTCGTACTTAGACTTATCTATGAGTCTTATCTCGAATTGCATATCCTGATTTGCTGCATGCTGTATTGTAACAGTATATTTGCTAGACGATGAAGAGCCTATTTTAAGTACACTGAAAGAATCTGGGTTTCCCCAATATATAAATTCCACGTTTGTGGATGCTCCAGACAATACGACTACTTCTTCGATCTCCTGTATTGCGTCTATCTCGTCTATAGTAAACCTATAATTTGTATTAATATTTGATACTGCAGGGGGAGTTACTACTAGCTTTCTTTTCTTTACTATATTTATATTATATCCATCTGGTGGCGGGGCCATATCAATAGCAGTTATTTGAACGCGCCACGAAGAAACTCCACTAGGAAGCATAGCTGTTGCCTGTTTTATAGCAGTGGTACCATCCTCTTTATAATATTTGTATGCAAAATTTATACTTCTATTATATGCAGTTATACCACCATCTAGAGAACTAACAATAAAATATGTATCACCAGAGGCTCTGTCCTCTTCTATTTTTATGGTCGGATCAGATCCATTGTCTTCGATTACAGTTTCTATACTAGAATATGAAGTTGCATCTTCGTCTCCAGATTCTTCTACTGTTAATATTGGATTATTTTCTTTTACATCAATAGATAAGCTTTCCGTTATTCTATTAAATCCAGTATGAGTAGTTATATTGTTTTTAATCTCAATTATTTCTATCGACGTATCATTTTCTATTGCTCCTTCTTCGGATGTTACGGAAGATGAATCTGCTTGTTTAAATTGATATGACCTAGTATCATAGTATCCAGGTTCCCCTGGAGATGGTATATCCCACGTAGATTCTTTTATATTCCCAGCAAATAATATATTATCTTTTGATTCTATGTAATTAGGTATAAATAAATTTCCACCTATTAGATTGAATTCAGATACAGACATCTCTTTCAGTACGGTAGTCCCTCCGTCGTCTATATATACAGTATTATCTTCAATTGATGATATAGACATATCCTTGACTACAGATATTACAGGTATTTCATTATAGTTATAATAATAAACAGAGATTAATTTTATTTTAGTATACTTATTACTTGGATCAAGATTTATTTTCAATTTTACAGACTTTCCAGATGGCTTTCCATATATATCTCCAAGTCCGGTTCCAGTATAATCTATGTCCTTTTCAGATACAGATGAATCAGTAAGGTGAACAATTGGACTTGATGGACTTAGTGCAGTAGAAGCTCCAGTCTCACTAGTCAATTGATAATAGTATTGTATTACTCCGGAGTCAAGTCTTCCTGTGCCTATTGACTGTATTGATGGAGCCTCAAGTGATGCAGTTGGAACTATATCAAATGCTCCAGCGTAGTCAACTAAAGAATCTTCTATGGCTATGTTTATTACTCGTATATAATTTTCTCCATCAGCAAAATATACTTTTATGTTATCAGAGTCCTCGTATCTTCCGACTGTTTTTATAACAGCGTCATCAGAAATTCCAAGATCTATACCTAATGGTCCTGATTCTGGATTCTGATTTAAAACATTTATTGCGATTGGATTATTCGGATCATCAAATGTTACTTTATATATTTTATTTCTTCCATTAGAAGTAACTCTAGTAAAGACAACACCAAAGTCCCTAACAGTACAAGTGCCTATTATAATTTCGTCAGAAGGAATGATGGAAGAGATCAATAGGGCTCCTTCTATATTCGTAGCTGTACCATTAGAAGATGTATCATCTCCAATAGTTCTTATGTTTTCAGCATATCTATACTGATTATCAGCCAGTACGCTGTTGTCTAGGTCTAAATTCATTCCTCCTGCGAATGAATTCATAGATCTATTTCCGTTTCTAGTTCCCATATTATTTAGTATATTCTGTATTCGATCCAATTGAATCCATTTCGTAGTGAACGTCAAAAGATTTTACCCTAACTACTTCGTCGATTGGATCTACTGACGTAAATAATCCGCTCGAGTTTTGACTGTCTCTTATTATTCTGAATTCAATTATATCACTTAGTGCTGCGCCTGTTGGTGGTATTATTCCAGGCCCATATGCAATTTGATTTATTGATCCAGATACATATGTAAATGATGAAGAATTGCATTTGTAATTAGTCCATGAAGTGACTTCTGCCTGTCCATTTATTTGCCATCTATATCGAATTAAAAAATTAGGCATACTAGATATTGTCTGTCTAAAATGTAGGTGTGGATATATAGAAGATCCAATTTTCCATGAATGAGGCAGCTGTAAAGACTGAACCATGTAATCAGACAAGTTAGCGCTTATAGCATATTCAACACATGCCTCTGGTATGTTCTGTGATATTCCTGGTCCGGACTGTTCAAGAGACAGGGAGCTTGATTTTAAATCATCAAAAACTGTAGCGGATCCATTTAAAGTTATTCCCGAGCTAGAAATAGACACATTATCGGTCGAACCGCCAATCGTAGTTACTCCAGACGAAGATATCTTTAATAACTCACTTGTATTTGCAACATCATCTTTTAGTCTATTTTGAAATACAAGTTCAGAAGAAGATGTAGCTCCTTGAATTGGCTTTAATATTGCATCTATGCTATTCTGTTTTGCAGATGAAGACGTCGTATTCCATCCACTTCCTGTCCAGGTAACAGCCGGGGACCATTTTTGATTATTTAAAGTAGCAGACGTTACAGATTTAGAATGAATACCAAGAACTGGAGAAGCAGATGTTCCAGCGTTTAGCGTTATAGACGCACCTGCAAAAACATTTGTACTTGCTGTCATATTGGAGCACGACATATTACCTGAAGCCGAAACCGCTACGGCGGATACTATATCATCAAATACAGCGCCACCGTCATATTTCATTTTAAATCCTTTTGTTGCATTTGGGGCTTTTATAATGCCTGAGAAATCTATATCATTAACTGATAATTTACCAGTACCATTAGTAATCTTCTTTATGCTCAACGAATCAATATAGTATAAAACAGGGGTAGCAGATGATTGAGAATAAAAATTTGCTGTAGTTGTCGCTTTAACATAATATGTGTACGTAGTTGGTATATTAAGAGGCGGATTTAGATAATATATAACACCACCATATAATACATTTACACCACCAGACGCTGTAACAGTTAGTGTTACAGATATAACATATACATCTCCTATCGTTGGTGCATTGGGTATAAATGTAGCTACTGATAGAGACCCAGTAGTTTCTTTACGAATTCTAGTGCCACCATCATTTGTAGCTTGATAGCCTGTTCCTAATGTCCAGTTCCCCGCTACAGTAAAACTAGTGAATAGCTCGGGTCCTAATGCTGGTATAGCTGATATATTCCCATTACCATCTACGGTCATAGTATTAATACCCGCTCCATTCTGTATACCAAAGACAGTATCTGTATCAGCAGTACTACCTCTTCTAAATGTAATACCATCTAGTATCGAACTAGTGATTATCTCGGGCTCTGTACTATTATTATATGCTGTCTGTAGAGTTCCAACTACAGTTGTCCCTCCTATTACTTGATTAGCACTTCCCAGTTTCCCAGTAGAGAATATTCTAGCATTATCAGCTGTCACATCAGACTGTAAATTAGTTACATTCCCTTGTACTACTATATATGCTATAATCAGTCCGTTGTCTTTTATATTCTGCTCTAGAGTAAATCCAGGTCTTGTAGATATACCAGCTACTGCTTTATCAATACTCTGATACTCATAAGCTCCATACTGTATTCTGATAATATTCGAAGGGAACATAGCTACCGTATAGATATAATACTTAGAACTTGCCATAGCACTCAACGTTCCAGGACTTGATTCCCAAAACTTACTCAATGTAGTAGTATCAGCAGTTTCTATACCATTTGAACGTCTAAATCTTGTAGTAAAAGCAGTAAGAGCTGCCATTTCTTTAACGTGCGGATCATTTATATTTATGCCATAATTTATCCCTTTACCAAATAATGTACCGTAACTCTTGTTAAGACTTAGATTTGCACCATTTGGGCTGATAATATTACCGTCAAGACTAAATCTATTCATTGCCTGTAATAAGTCATTATACTGTGATAATAAACTTACTGCAACATCGGGTGTATTATTTACGACATTAATAATTGTTCTATTACTATGAACTACTGCTCCTATGATAACATATGAACGTCTTAGTGTATTAGAGAAATTTGTTGTCTGTTGAACATCATTATTTGTGTAATCTAATGCTACATATGTAACATTTGCAGTAGCTATATTAGTAACGGTAATTCCTATCTCACCTGGATAAATAGCTTCGCCATCTAATCCAATATGATATGTTCCTGGAGCTATATCAAATTTAGTATTATCTAATGCATTTATACTTAATGTCATTCCTGTTACTACTCCATTACCATCAAGACCGTCTAAGATAACTCTAACTGCATCAGATATGGGTAGTTCAGAAGGAAGTACTCCATCTTTAAGTAATTTACCAGAAGTTCCATCATAAAGTGCTATAGCACCATCTGTAGCAGTTGCAGGACCAGAAACTACTGTAGTTAAGTCAACTTTTTGTGTTTCAAGTTGTTGTATTTGAGTTCCATCCCACCAGTAGTCAGGCGTATTAACATCTATGATATATAGATTGTCTCCTTGGTTTAGATTAATCGTATTGTTTGAATCTGAAACCCATAAATTTAATTCATCTAAGTCCAAGAATACCATAGCTCTAGATTTTCCTCTGGCTATAGAATTGGTTTCATTTATAGCTCCAATAACAGTCTTGTCTACCGTCGCTAGCGCTAAATCAGTAGAGGTTTGTAGATGAGACAACGATTGATCTCCAGTATTAGTTCCCGTACTTGTTCCACTTCCAGATGGAGCACCTATCTCCTCTGGGGTGTATGACGGTTTATTAGGTGTCTTTGCCCAAGACGGAACTGTTGGATCTGTCTCTGTAAATGATTGTAGCGCCGTATCAGCCTTAGATCCTTGAATTGACGAAGCAAGACCAAGATCTAGTATTGATTTATTGCCGGATAACTCTACATTATTTATTTTTGGTTTATTTGACAGAACATTATAATTAGATGTACCTCCGCCGGATCCAGCAAACTCACTTGCTTTTGCCTTATAACTAACACCTGAGTCCGCAACCATAAGATAACTATTTTCAGTTATTTCGCTTATTAATGGAAGCTCAGAAACTTTTTCTTTTTTTACTCTATATCCTGCCATATTATGAATTTAATAGATTATTATTTTCAAGTATAACAAATGTGTCGTCAGATAATCCACCATCAGGCATGTTATAGTTTTTCATATTTCCATAAGCCATGTCGCTATCAAAGTCGATTGATGTTCTTAGATCTGGAACAAGTTTATTCCATACTTTACCTATCGCGGCCAATTGTCCTTGGTCTGGCATCATTGCATCTCCATATGCTTGCTTGCAATAGAAATTCCAAGATCTTTTTATATCGTAATATATATTTGGATTTAATTTACCAGAAAGATACTCTGGATATTTTAACTTCATTACTATGTAATAGAAACATGCCTCTGTATATGATATTAAATCTGGAACTAAAGGATATCCATCTTCGTCTGTTGGCATTGCGTCATAACTTAATTTTATAAATCCATCACTAGCATTAGTTACTATATATCCAGGTTTTATAGAATACTTTAATCCTGAATTTTTACCAGATCCATTACTACTACCAGATGCTTTAACGAGATTAGTAAGCATAACTCTTGCATTCTCATTTGAGTTTAATATATCAAGTGCAGTTTTATAGTCCATTTTACTGAACCAGCTATAAACAGGATCCTCTACATATTTGCCGTAAAGAACTTTTACTATTTCAAGTAAAGATACATTGCTTATTTCGCCTATAGTTGCGTTGTTTGTTGAATTCAGACTAGAACTCCACATATTAAAATTTCCAGTAGACATCGTCATTGGAAACCATGGACCAGTCTCAGACGTAGCATATGCAACCTGATTAAGTCTAAATAGGTCTTTTGGCAGTCTTGCCTGATGACCTTTTATTTTTAGTACGTCAGAGTCTTCGACGCCAGATATTTTTCTTGTTAATTGAGTGACAGCTCCTATCTTTTCGATAGCCTCTCCACACCACTCAATCATGTCGTTAACCCTAAGTGAGTCTTCTTTTAAATCTAGATCTGCGAGAACTTTGGCTATCACCTGTTTGCTCGATATTAATCCGTAAATCATTTTTCTATATAATCCTTTCTTTCTATTTTGATCATGTAAGCCAGTCTTCTTTTATTTGCTCTAGACATTACTAATTCATACATTGATCTATTCTGGATGAGAATATCTCTCTTATTCCAGTAAAACCTATAATTAAAACCACCGCTATGTTCATTTAAATGTAATAGAGTTTTATCTGATGATCTAGATCCGTTGAAGTCAACTCTTAAGTACGAATAATCATATCTTTTTGGCCTAGCTTTAACTACTGATAAAGTTCCCATTCGCGCTGGAAGTCTAATCTCTTTGCAATTGTCTATTAATTCCTCTGCTAAAAACTTAAAATAATCAGTTAAAATCTCCCTAAATTTACTATATTCTATATAGTATGCCTCATTATTTTTAGTATACTCTTTATATGACTCATAGTAGTCAGCTATTGTGTATGAATTTCTTATTACCATTATTTTTTACTTATTCCGATATTCTCGGTATCGTCTTTACTATTATTTATGTTGTCCACTATACCTCTATGTAATTCTTTTGCAAATATCATATCCCTAATTACTGGAATCATATTGGCTGGTATTGGATATCTAGTATCTCCAGTTGGATTTATTATTAGCTCGCTTGGATTCTCGAAAATACCGTCGATCTTTATATACTCTATTTCTCCTGGACCTTCGACTCTAATTCTATTATACTTTTTATAAGCAACATAATTGTCTTTAGTGTATCTTCTATTTTTCTGAGAATTCGCTCTAGCCTCTGTAGATAACTGAATTTGATTTCCAAGTAGATCCGATACTGATAATATTCCAGACCTAAAATGAAAATCAATTGTCTTTGGTATATCTACATCAGTTTCTGCTATCCACTTACCAGTTTCAAGAAATATATTTGAACTGTAATTATAGTCTACATTGCTTATATGAATAGTGTCCATTGTTTGAACATAGTCAAGACTTATATCTCTACCTTTATCCACATCCTGTTTTATTAGTATTGCTCTGTATTGTATTATCCATTGCTCTATCTGTGCCCTATTTAAAGATTCAGATTCAGATATATTGCTATTTCTATATTCAAGTAATATATCATCTATCAATGTATTTAGTGTATTAAATGTTATCATTAAGATATTGTAATTAATATTGTTTCTTTCATTTCATGGGCATCAACTAATTTAATCATCAGCTTATCGAAAGTAGCCTTTGAGTTGGTTATTTTTCCAATCTCACTATTTACTCCAACAAGTAGGCAACCGTGCGTATCAGCTGCAATATTTCCAGGATGAATTCTTATTCCTTCAAACCCTTTTACATTCTCAAGAAGAGGAAGCATTTTTTTGAATCTATTAGAATAGGTAAGGTCTATTGTATAAGTCCCATAAGGAATTGCAGACTCTCCATATACTTTTGTCTCTCCGGTATCATCGAGATCTCCATCTTTATTTAGATCCCTAACAACATCTTCAAGCACATGACAGAAGAATACTCCATTTACAAATAAATCACCTATTGTATACGTTGGCTTAAGAGCCTTTCTTTTTAATTCTAGTTTCATATATTACTCTTTTATTACTCGTATTTTACCATTTTTAATCAACTTATTGGTATTGTCTATTGAGTATCTGTCTACATTTTCTTTCTTCCAATCAAAATTCCAAAATCTAACCCATCCATTTTTATACTCATTCACATATTCCCTCTGTGAGTAAACGAATAAAGTCATAGTATTGTTGATAGTAAGTTCAGAAATAAGTGAATCTTTTTGTATTTTAATGTGATTTAGCGTTAAATCATTATGTTTTATTAGTGTATCAAGTTTAAAATCAGTAGGATTGCTTATGATTACAGTAGTAGTATCATGCAGAGTGGTACCTATACTAGCAGAAACGTCTCCAGGCTTGCTAGGAGCTATTTTAAGCGATTTTCTCAACGAATCCATAGAATGTATCAATTTGTCATTAGACTGTCTTAAATCGATCGCAGATAGTCTTAAAACCCTATTGTCTTTGCTAACATCATTTGCCATATCTTCATACGCCCTTCTATTGTTAGTTTCCTGAACTAACTCAGTCTTTAATTTTTTGTATTCTTTTATACCGCTATAAACACCAAATGCACCACCGAAAACCAGCAGTGCACTTAGCGAATAGAATATAACCTTATTTTGTAGGCTCATATTATTTTTTATTAATTATCTTAATAAGATCAATCTTAAACTCATTAATGTTTTTATTTATAGAGTTAGTCTCAGCCATCAGCCGATTGTGATCTTCTCTGTTCTCTGCCCTATCTCTACTTACGATATCTTTTATTTCTTTTATGTCGTCTCTATTTTTTTCTTTATGCTCCTCCATATCTTTTTTTAAAGCCAAAACCTCTGTAGCGATTTCTGCAATTTTTATATTTAATTTGGTGAACACCATTGTAATTGCTCCAGCGTTAGCCAGTATTATTCCTGATAGGGTGAATATTTCGGTCAATGTCATTTCTTGCACAATTGATAGTGTATATTAATTTTCGCTAGTCTCTTCTTTTTCTTCTGAAAGTTCCGTGTTTGTTGTGTCTTTTGTAGGCTTTAGTCCTTTAGCTAATAAAAGCGATGAACCAAGTGTCACAATTCCAAGACTTTGTAGCACAATAGATTCTGACCCCTGTATCTCTTTAAAGAATGCAAATATTCCAAATCCAAAATAAACTAATCCAAATAGCATTGTTATAGTACCCATTAACGCAGATATAGACGTCTTTCCATTCAAGTTAGACATTGCCTCTGGAATAGATATTTCCTTTATATTTGTTTCGTTGTGTATCATAGCTTCAGATCTATACTATATTAGTATTATCAGATACGGAACCATATAGACAGATAAGGTCAGAAGATTCTATAGTATCTGCTTCTAGTTCTAGTTTTGATTTATTTGGATCGCTATCGTCTAATAGGCTTGCGCTAGTTCTAAGTCTTACGGCTTTGAATTTTTCGTATGTAGCATATTTTGATGCGGCAGAATAACATTGCAGTAGCATATCAACTCCATCCTCTATTTTGCATACCATTGGAGGATTAATTTCATTTATAAGATTTTTATCTTCTTTATTTGAGTATATTGCTATCGTAAATTTAGCTACTTTCGCATTATTATCAAATTCTAATTTTGATATAGATGCGTATGCAAAATCAAATTCAATCCCATTTTTTTTGTATTTATTTATTATAAATCCCATTTATATAGTTTTTAGTTATTGTTATTTAATATTATGCAGGAACATATGAATTATTTGTTACAGACATACAGTTTACCCCTATATTCTGAGTAAATGGAATTTCATATGAAAATGGCTCGGATATCCCAGGGATTATTGGCATATGAAGTATATAAGTTTCCCTACTTGTTTCCAACGCTCCAGTTGGTATTTGTATTATCCATATAGTTGTAGTTCCATTTGAACTAAAATTTGTAGAAAAAGCACCAGATGCGGCAGGACTATCCAATTCGCCATTGTTTGATGCATGAAAATTAAATACAAGCTGATCTGCCATATTGTTTGCAAATGCAGCATCTTTAGTTACTATATTGACTGTCGAACTTGACCCTTCCATATTAAATGAAATTGACGAAAAGAAATCACTGTATGGTGGATTTCCAACTACTGGAGCATCCCAATCTGTAGCACTTCTTGTGTATAAAACCCCATCAGTCCAGGTAACAGTAGCTCCAACAACGTCTGCAGATCCAGACAAGAATACATTTATATCACCCTCTGATGACACCATTCCTAAAAATGATGCACCATTGAATGTGCAGTTTGAAAAAGAGTTTCCGTTCATCGCAGCCCCAAGAAATACTGCATTTTCGAATGAACAATTAATAAATTCGTTGTTGTGTATATCGCAAGATAGCGCAGCCTCACTAAAATTAAACGATGTAAGAGTGAAGTCGTTTATAACGGTCTCATCGAGCGATGCACCACCAAAATCCCCATTTGATAATATTTTTATGCCAAATGAATTTGCAGTATTTAATGCTATTATATCTGAGGGTTGACCGATAGAATAGAATTCCGTTATCTTATTTTGTTTTAATTGTAATGCATATGTGGTAGCATTCTGAGACATTACTCCAGTTGTTGATCCTCCCTGCGTTTGATATACCGTAGTCGAATCAGGAATATTTACTTCAGCCCACGCGCCATCTTCTCTTACGTATTGCTTGCCATCTATTGGAGCTTCTGGGACCTCCGCAATAGAATCTGATTTTATTAAAGCGTACGATGTTCCAGTCCAGTATTTAATTATAGACCCTGTTGAAGATGCAGATAAATCCATCCATAGTACATTCATCTCCGGATCTGGAGCTATTGTAGATGCAAATATTTTTGCAAATGATTTATTTAACATTTATATGTTTTTTATTCGTTATTATATTTTTTTAATTGCGATATGAGGATTTAATCCAATTATTAGATTTAATTTATCTTCCATGTATGAAATATATTCATCCGATACTGAATTCTCAACAACATCATCATGAATTATACTTGCATTTATTAGCAATATGCAATATTCCTCATCTAGATTCCTTTTGTTAGAATTTAGAACTATTTGGTTAAGTACATACCTACCAAAATTTGATATAAGTCTTGGTGTATCTATCATTATACAGTGTAATTAGATTGATTTAATGATGTTGATTCATACACTCCGGATCTTTTTAGTATATCTAAAATCTTAGCATAATATAAATTAGCATTTCCAGAAAATCCATTATCAGCTGAGAATTTTAACATCTGCTCTAAATAAGATATTGTTGACATTTTCTTCGCAACCGATGCTGCTGATTCGCTATCATCTACTAGCGATAGTAGATTTGCCTTATATGAATATAGTGATTCTTCATTGTATATAGTAGACGTATCATATCCGGATGGACAGTCTGCGCTTACTAGAAACAATGCATTAAAGTCTATTGGAGTCTGTCCTTCGCTATATTCTATGCTCGATATATCTATTAATACGGCCGCAAGGCCTGGTGCTATTAAAAAAGAAGTATAGTCAGAAATAGTTACATATGTAGCCGCTCCTGATATAGCAATAGTAGTAAACGATGTTTCAAAATTTGGATATGCTTCATTAGAATTACTAATTATCATAACTACACCCCCAGTCTTTTCAGAGATATATGACTTTTCTATTTTTATCATAATTCTATTATATAAAAAAAGGCCGGTCTATTAAAAACCGACCCTTTTGAATTTACATTTAAAGTCTTGATTAAGCCCTCCAAGCAGCAATTTTATCAGCTAATGTAGCGGCTGTTGCTGTTGCACCATCTACTATATATACTTCTGTTGCCATCTGAGTCTCCTTAACATATTGATTGTCTGGAGATTGATACTTAGTTTTAGATTCTATTACCAATGTATCATACAACGAAGTAAGTACTACGTTCAATTCTGGTTTAATCGTAGGCCATTCAGTACGATAAGTAATTCCCTTATATGCCAAAGCTGCTTGCTCTCTATCGCGAACGATGTAAGCATTTCCTTTTCCAGGAGTTGAATCTGTAGTAGTAATAACAAGTCCAGTAATAGCATCTTGACTTGAAGTCAAGAAAGAAGACGGATTGGTTACATAGGCTACAACAGTCATTCTAACTTGAGAATAAGGAGTAATTGCTTCTTTCCCTTGGGTCCCAAATCCATTTGCTGTTAAATTCTTTGCAGTTAAAGTCAATTCATGGTCAGTTGATGCAACATAAGCTGCTGTAACTCTTGCGCCCGAATGAGCTGCAATTCTAGCTGCAAACGCAGCACCAAGAACGTCTAAGTCTGTTGATGTGGCTATTACCTCATAAGAATGAGTAAATTGTCCAGGATGTTCGTACAAGTCTTTGTAGATAACTCTAAGTACGTATCTATGGCCAACTGTAATTCCAGTAACACTGGTAAAATCGATAACAGAAACAGCTTCTGTAGCTGCAACTCCTTCTGTAATGACCATATTTTCAATTCCTTTTCTTGAGATAGGAGCCGAGTATGTTATCGTTGAATCAGATTTAACTAATCCAATTTTGATTGTGTTTATTGTAGTGGCAATGGATGTTGTAGTGTCAATAAATGCACCTGTTTCTGCATTAGCAACTACGATATCACCAACTGTTTGTGTTGCAGTCCCGTTTACCAGAAACTTCTTTCCAACTAAAACGGTATTTGGTTTTTGCATCATAATATTTTATTTTTTTTATTTAGTTATTTATTGGTCGACTCAGTTCATAACTATTTGTTTAGTCGCTCTACTTTCGTTTCGATTTCCACGTTAGACTAAACTGAGATCATTTTTACTCAGTTGCCTGAGATTCCACAGAGTAGGTTTGATACCTATCTCCAGAAATATTTTCTATAGCTAATCTTACGGCAAGGACAGTTATTTCATCCCACGTATGATCAGGCATTATAGATATTAATATTTTAGTAAAATTAGAAGAACTAAATGGTACCGAATTTGATCTTAAGGTGCATGAATAATGTTCCCCATTGTATAGTACTTTAGCTCCTATATTGTATACGTTTGATTCGTTGAATAACGGATATTTATATATATCTAGTTTTTCTGGTGATTTTATATAATCAATTACATATGCACTTACTATGTAGTTTCCATCAGTATACAAAGCTATAGAATTATTAGAATACAGTCTGATTGGCTTTGCACTTCCATTATGAAGTATATGGTCTGACAATCTATTGTTTATCTTTGAGTCAATATTCTCTATTGTAGCCTCTATCACGTCATTTCTATATTTATATATTGGAGTAAGATTAGAGGTATACATAATGCTAGCATGCTCTCCAAGGCCTATCCAGTAGTCCGATGGATATTCAACAGACATATCTTTATGTAGTATCCAATTTTGGCCCTCATACTGAATATCAGCACCAAGCGAATACTGTGCTGCACACTCATAAAATCTATCAGAATACATGACAATGTCTCCTTTTCTGTATGTTGCGGAATAATCTACTAATGCTGGAATCTCACGAATATATTCTTTTGAAGTTATAACACTCCTAAGATCATCAGATCTTTTTTGATCCTGCTGGAACCCACTTTTATGAATATTTAGTCCAGAATATCTTGTCTTTATAAATCTCTCTATAGCAGTATTGAACCAGTAGTCTATTTCCTCTGGCAAAAAGGACGGATATGAGGTTATCTCAGATTTATCCAATTCTATTTTGAAATTTCTATGTAGTTCAAATATTGTCATATTTACTTATTTTCTAATTCATTCATTATTGTCATTTTGATATCTTGATTGTTTCTATTATCTAGATATGCGATCGTATCATCTAATGACGTTCCTATAATTTCAGTTCCATAATAATACGCATTTTTGTTTTTACGCATAACATTTTTAGCAATCGCTGCCTGAATAAGAAACTCTGTATTTTTAGTGTTATTGTTAACCCACTTAGTAAAGAATTTTTCTGGATCCTTCTCTACTATTTCAAATAACTTACTTTCAACCAATTCGGCTGATATAGTATCTGCCTTTAAACCAAATATTCTTAGAGCTTTTCTCATGTCTTCAAGAGACATTTTATCAAACTCTTTAATCGCATCACGTTTTCTTTTGTTAAGTTTATTAGATTCCTGAGCCTCAGCGTCTTTATTTATTAAAATATAATCTGCTCTTGGTTTCATATCTGCGAGACCATTTGATACTCTATGATGATTTTTCAAGAATAAATACTGCAATTCATCCCATGGACGATCAGTATCTAGTACTAGTTCTTTATTTGTTATTTTTATAGCAAACGTGTTCCAATATTTACTGTACGGTGCCAATGTGTTTGTTTCCAAACCTAACGCCTTTTCAAGTCTTATTGTGTCGTCATCTGTTAAGCCTGTGTGGCTATTTCCAGATCTAGTTAGCGACGGAGCAATATAATCAAAGCAGCTTTTATACTTGATAACTCCGGACCATGAGTCTTTCTTCTTATGTTTTAAAATAATTTCCATGTGGATATATTTTTATTATTATGGTTTTCATTCGCAATGCGAGTATAACCTATTATTATTTTTACTTTATTGATGTGTATGCCAGAACCAACCAGCACACACAATTGTAATTGATTTACTTACTATAGGTGTAATTAATCCCGAACGTCCATAATCAACGTGTCTTTTAACCTCCAGATAAATTTTTGATTAATTCCAGGGACTTCTTTATTTCTTTTTATGCAATTTGAAATGCTTCCTCTATTCATACATGTACTTTCGGAGGCAATTTTTATGCTTGGATATTCGCAAATAAGATTCATATTTAAATCATATTGAAGCACGCACTTTGTTCTTAGTTTGTTTGCTTTTATAACACTATTTATTCTTACTTGTTTGTTTTTACTGGATATACTGGAGACAGACATTCTACTTCTTGTTAAATCAGAAGCTTTTCTGCCAATAGCTTTTTTTCTTATTTTTTCTTTAGTCTCATCAGAGTGGGATCTTCCGAAAGTACCATCACCACCATAAGTTCTGTTGTATCCATTAGATCTATCCATTGTATTGTAAAATGAAATCCAGTATTTCTCTCTTTCTTTCATCTGTTCTGTACTATCGCACAACTCAATTGTTTCGATAGTAAAATTGTCTTTACCGTATTTATTTATTGAACGGTGTATAGGAAAAGAGGAGCCAGATCTAGCTTCATACAAGTGATGTAAAAATCTTGTTCTAGCTCCCTGTATTGTTATTCCAATATATATTTTCCCGTTTAAATTATTTTGTATCTTGTAGACTTCACACATAATATTATACATATAGTTATATTATATATAACGTATAATACCCATTATTTGTTGTCATTCATGAAAAATAATTAATTATGAATGATGTTAATCTATCACATCAAGTATGAGCTCACCACAAGCTCGGGGGTCGCGCACCATGATACCAACTTCACCTAAGAAGTTTACTGAGTAACCATCTTTTGCGTTAGAACGCAATGTATTTACTGATTTTGCGTATCCTGCGCCTGGGGCAACAGAACCTGCATTGTGCCAAATACTTAATTCTCTGTCTTTTCTAGCAACCTTAACGATATTAGCTTCACCATCACGAGTACCGAAGTCAAGGAAAGTAAATCTATATGATTCAACTGGTTTGCCAGTGATTGGATGCAATTTACGGTTATGTACGATATCATCATACAATGGCAAATGTTTAACAGTAAGTTCAATACCGTTAGTCATTCTGTAAGTAGTAAATTGACCACCTAATACTAACTCTTGGCCAGATCCAGTGATGAATTTGCTATCTACTACTGTAAATGCAGCTACTTTTTCTTTAAGGATACGATCAAACTCACGCATACCCATCTCGCCTGTGAATGCAACAAACTTACGTTCGTTAGTTCCAAGCATGTTATAAGACATATCAAACAGGAAGTCTTCTAACAAGTCTGCGGTTAATTGAGTATAGTATCTACGGTTAGAAGGAGCGATTTGTTGAAGTAAACCAGCGCCAATATAAACTGGACGACCGTTAGTACCCATCAATTCGGTAGTTCCGTCTGCTTGTGCATTATATTTAGAGTATACTAATTGTCTTTCAAGACGTTTGTACCACTCGCGCATTGCTTTCCATTCTTGAAAATCAGACCACAAGTAAGAAGTCTTACCAGTTTTTGGATCTCTCAAAGCAACAGCTAATACAGTGCTATATGCAGAACCTGTAATATCATAAGATAAACGAACAGTAGTCAAGTGATTGTGTAACTTGATATGAGTACTGTAGTTGATGATATCAGCTTCTTCTGAGTATTCTTCGTAGGCAGAACCTAAACGAGAAACTTGGCATCCAGCAGCAAGGTATTGAGCAGGAACATAAGATGTAGCTTGGCCGTCAGCGATGAAACAGGTATAAACCCATTCGTTACCATCTTGATAAGGCGCTCCAGAAACACGTAATTGATATTCTTTATCGTCCAATTCCAAGATAGAGCCTGGACCAAACCATTTATCTTCAAGAGATAGCATGATAGGAGAATTTCCTAAGCCAGCTTGGTTATTGGTGTCGTTTGGTGCTGAACCATTTACTTTTGCAGAACGAATAGTTACTGCGCGATCCGCGTCGATCATTACTGACCATCTGAATTCGCGTTGATCGATTACCATTGTTTTTCCTAAACCACCAGTAAGGAAGTCAAGAGATGAGCTGTAGCCACCATCTTTTGTACCAAATACATAAGATATTACGCTTGATACTTCATGAGGTTTAACCAACAATGCATTAGATAGCATGTTCTCGTCAACGAGATCAGAAAACCATTTTCCTTTGTACAGCTGTAGATTATTTAAAATTCCGTTTTCCATATATAAAACTTAGTTTCATTATTTGTTATTGTGGACGACGTAATAGCTGTTGTGATGCTATTGACCATAGTGGCGTTGCCGACCCATTATTTATTTTTTCTTTTGAACCACTTATCTTGTTCGAGCTTAAAGTCTTCTTTAGTCTTTCTACAGCAGACGTTTCTCCAGATCTTTTAGCTTGATCGATTAACGTATCGCCTTTCATTGTAAAATATGCAGACTCTATTAAATTCTTTGTTTTTGATGCGTAGTCTTTTTGATATTTTGTACGACCATCAGACTCAACTTTGAATATATATTCCATTAATGATTTCTTATCGTCCTTCGGTATTTTAATACCACGAATGTCAGAAAGTGATTCTATTTCAGTAACAACGTTGTTGTAAAATTTTTGTTGCTCTTCAATTGCAGTTGCTTTTGCTATTTTTTGAGCTTCCAATAGCGCTTTCTTATTTTCTTCTTTAGATTCTTTAAGAAATTCTATTGCATCAGACGCTTCGTCTTCCAAAAGGTCAGCATCTTCGTATTTTTCTAGTTTCTTTTTGATTTGAACGTCAGTGAATCCTTTTTCTTTAAGATATTCTCCTACTAATGATTTTTGAGTATCAAGATCTGATAGATCTAACCCATCGTAGTCAACCTCATTCGATACAGAAAAGTAATCTTGAATAGACCCACCATTCTTAACAAACTCGTCTAACTCGGCAATTTGATCATTGGCATATTGAGGTACACTACTTGCTTCTACAGCTTCTTTCATGTATGTTACAAAGTCTTCTACTGATTTAGGTTTTTCTTCGTCAGTCACATCAGACCAACCAATTTGCTCTGCAATTGCATCAAAAAATGCGTGAACTTGCTCCATTTCAGATTCGTCTATATTTTCTATTTCTTTCTCTTGCTCAGTAGCAGCAGGTTCTTTCTCTGGATTTTCTACTACCTCTATATCTGGGTTAATCTCTAGGTCTAGTGGAATATCATCCTCATCGTCCTCATCAATTTCCATTGGTCTGGTGTCGCGAGCCGGTTCGTTTGGATCGTCTATTAATTCAACCCCTTTTATTTTTATACTCTCATTAGGCATCATCTCTCCGAATATTGCATCGAATCCACCTAGTACTGTATTTGTCTTACTCATAATTATTTAGTATAACTGTATGTATTTATTTTTGGCCTGAGACTTTATTTTTTATGGCAGTCTTGGCTTTTAGTTTTTCGCGATCCATTGCCGCTAAGTCTTTAATGCGCTGCAGTTCTTTTTGCGCCTCTAGTTTTTTATTCTCCAACGAAAGTTTATCTCTCTCGAGGCCCTCCTTCATTTTTTCCAATTTCTCCTGAGAATCTATTTTTTTCTTTTCTATGGAATGCTTCATGTCGGCATCTCTTTGTTTTTGAGACAAATCCATTTGCTTATCCATTTTCTTTGAATCTAACTCATTCTGCTTTAGAGACAATTGAGCTATTTCCATAACATCTGGAATTCCATTCTGATCCTGATCCATCTCCTGAACTCCTCTATATGCATTAAGCTCTGCAACATATATCTTAGTTTGATTGTCTGAATCAATCTTATATTTATCCAGTTCAAGTTCTTGTTGCTTGATAGCCATCTCTTGTTCTTTAAATTGATTTTGAGCGTCAATAAGCTGCATTTCTCTTTGGTTCTCAGCATCAGCAGCAGACTGTTGTTGCTCTGATCTCATTTTCTCTATCTCTCTTAATTTAGATTTAATAGCTGTAACATTGTCTAAAGTCATTATTTCTGCTATATCAAGTATGCTTGCACCATTTTGCATTGCTGGTTGATACAGAGATTTAAGGGCTTCAAGATTTTGCATATCCTTGCTTGAATCAGATACAAATATATCGTAATCCTCATAGAAAAATTCTTCTGCTAATGTCAAAAAGGTTCTAGTTGCATCATCTAATACGTATTGTATGCTAGTACGTTTATTATCCCTCCATGTCTCTTTAGCTGTGTTTAGAAGCATTCTAAGCGAATTCCTCTTGCATTGGTTATGCATCATAAATAATGACTCTGTGATGCTCGCAGACTGCTGTACGGACCTCTCTACATTTCCTACTAATTCACTAGACGTGATTTCTCCCTGCCTTTGTCTGCTTATTCCAGATACTTCAGACATCATATCCTCAACCTTAGACATAAGATCGATATACTGTCCAATAACACTAGCCATAGTCAAATCTAATGCAGATATCTGATTGAATTGAGCCGGCTTACCACCTTCTCTTCCTGGTATGTCCCATCCTTCTTCGTACGGGTTAACAAAGTTAACACCAACAGCAGATAAATAATGCATCCATTTGGCAGCGTCAATATTCATTGATTTAGGTATCTGGGTTATATCCATCGTGATTACCTTGCCTTTATCTCTTGCTAATGCTAGCTCAAGTCTATACCAAAGAATTATATAAAGATACTGTAACGGCTTCATTATTGCAACTAATGATTTAGATGCTGAATTAGAGTTATTGTAGATAACTCCAGAATATGGTAATTTTTGAGAATTAGGATTACTGGTTGATATGTGTTGGTACTCTAATGGCTGTATCCCTACATATCCATTTTCTCCAAATCTATAGCCTTCCCATACTTCTATAACCCACTTCCATTCGATACTTAGTTCATTCCCTATCTTCATGTAGTCCTCGCTAACAACAAACTCTTGAATATCTCCAAACTCGTCTGCAATTTTAACAAATCCTATCTTCTTGTATGACTTCCATGTCGCATGCCATAGATTAACTTGATTCGTTTGATTTAAATTGTCGTCTCCAGGACCACTAACAGTCTTCATATCTAAATGAACATAGTCAATCATGTCCTTTGTTTGCTTTCCGAATCTATCTGTCTTTGGATTTTCGCCTATCAATTCAAGTAAATCATTAAGTTGTTTCTCATCCATCTTGTCGAACAATCTATCATATACTTCAGTATAAGACAATCTCATTCTTCTTACGGCCCAATCACCATCTTCAATAAACTCACTATCCGGAGCATTATCGTGTGCAAAATACATTGGATTTACTCGCTCCATATGAGGCTCTCCATTTACTACGCCGTTATAGTAAATTTCTTTAGCTACTAATAGCGCATCCTTCCATCCTTTAGAATACTCATAGTTTAAGTTGAGCTTTTCCTTTAAATAGTTAAGCGCGTGATGAGCAGATGATTCCGCTACGTCTTTATAGCTTTTAGACACATATGACATTATCTTTTCTGGTGGCATCAACTCTCCTGAAGCTAATTTCTCCTGGTAAGCAGCGGCTGATTTTTCATCCATCCCTGCAGTAACAGTTGCCATTATGTATTCAGTAATCATTGACTTCATCTTCTCCTGAACATCTGAGGCTGCGTCTGGGCTAGTTCTAAGCACTCTAAAATTAAATGGATGCTTTGATTCTTCTCCAAGTAGTACGTCTACTCTAGGTTTAATAAGATTTATCATTTGAGGATTTGCTGGAAATCCATCGTCTTGATTAAATGGATCCGTAACATACTTAAGTTCTGCTGGATCAAATATGCTATTATATAGATCGTAGTAGGTTTGCATTTCCTCAAAAGAGGTTCTGTCAGATCCAGAAGGAACTGTTTCTCCCATTCCTATAATATAATCTACACACATCTTGCCCCAATCCTCATTCTTTTGCTTTGATGATATCTTTTGAGGCGGGAACATTGTAGTTTCTTTCATTCTTATATTAAATTAATTTGATTGTTAAATCCATTGTATTTCGACTGAATTCATTCCAGTATCTATATCTGATAGATCTTTAGTGTTTCTAAACCATGCTTCCGAGAATAGAGGCCTATCGAATAAGTTATTCTTCTTTATCTCTTTGTTTTTCTCTTTAACATGTAAATTATGTAATTGAAGTCTATATAACATTAATATCATTAATGCCATAACACGGTCAAAGTTTCCTTTGTCATTGTACTGAATGAGCTCTTCTAATAGTGGCTCAGATAGTATTCTTGTTAAGTTCTTTTTGCCTGGAGCGTACTCTTCGTTTAGCCATTCCTTTATAAGGCCTTCTCCGTAGTCTTTTATCTGAATATTCATATGAATACCCTTTCTTCTTTGCACGGTAGACTTCCCAACTATATCATTAATTATGTCCGGCTGATCAGCTAGAAGGTAATCACAATGCTTCTGAGTGAAGTATGGAAATATACCTTTACGCTCATTTTCATAGAGTAGCCTAGCATTATAGTATACTAAAAGTTTTCTTACATTCTCATAGTAGTCTTCTGCAGTATCGGGTCTCCCTGTATATTCTGCTACTATTATATCATAATATTCCTCAAAATTCTGAAATCTTTTATATATAAAAGTAGATCCAAGCGATTGAGTTCCAGCCTTATCATGATCATCAGTTGTGTTATCAATAGGCTTTTTATCCTATCTTCTGGGAGTCGCCTCCTTACTCTTTCGAGATATTCAGATTTAATCTGACAGCTCAGCGTACATTATCAAGATTGATTCTTGTTGAGCACTCTTGGCAGAATTATATTTATTCATCTGCTACGCGTTACGGTGATAATTAGCCTTTCGAAATCTAATTATTTACCTCGGTGTTTTCTACTAGAGACTTTCACCGATTTTGCTCAATTCTTACGGATGTAATCCGCACCGCTATATCGTTAACGGGTCACAATTATGTGACGTTATATTTCTACACATATATGTATGTGTATCGCATTCAAAGTTATATACAGTCCCAGTGTATTTAGATTTTTCAATCTTTACTATTGGTAGGTATATATACTTTCCGCATGAGGAGATTACTGCTTTATCTCCGGTTTTGACGACCGAGGAAAGCTTCTCGTCGATTATTCTACGCATCTTATCGCTTTTCAATATATTGTCAAATCCAGGTGGTATTATTTTTTTTATTGAAGATCTAGATATAGATAGCCTATATGATTCTTTGCTTATATATTCTTTGTTATTAAATACAGATATAGTCTTTCTGCTGTGCCTAGTGATCGTATTTGATATGCCAGTGGAGAATAATATATCTTGTATTGACTCTAGTAGCTCTAGGTTTATGCTAGTAAAATTAACCCTGAGTTTGCCCCTATCATAGAACGCGCTTCCATCTGAATCAAGGTATCCGGCAATCATATATTTTCTTAAATCGTTTCTAGCCAATTTAGCCCATTCAGGGAGCCTTTTCCCATGAGAATACTTCCCAAACTCATTTTCTAGAAACTCAAATAAAATTTTATGCGTGAATCTCCTTGTGTTTCCTCCATTAGATTTGCAATGAATTGTTTTTCTATTAAATAGTTTACTAATTACATAGTCAAATTGCACTGCTGATTTAGATTGGTTTATTCCAAAAGCAGTATATATATCGTGTGAATTACCATTTTTATTATTAAATCCGTCACCGAGCCATACTCCAATAAACCACCATAGAAGGTTATTGTTTGGGTCTATATCAGTTCCGAAGTATTTATATATAGTATTAACATAATCCTCATTATATGTACTATATCTATTTGGGATTTTAAGCCAATCTCCAGTTTTTAGATTTTTCGATAATTCAAATTTGGTTGAATCTATTAGTTCGTTATTTGGAGTATTATTTATTAGGATTGGATGTTCTTCGGTAAAATTTGTACTTCTATATGATCCATATGGAGTTATTCTATATGTGTCATGATTCTCTTTATATCTTTTTTGGAATACCTTTATTTTCACATTTTCACCGTTCTCGTTTACTAGCAAATCGCCATGATCTACCTTCTCTACATCTTTAAGCCCGTGATTTGTAAGAACCTTTTCTCCAGGAGTTAAACATCCTGCGATGTATAATCCATGTGGAGCCTCTTTCATTGGATGCTCCCATATAACTATAGATCCGTCATGTTTATCGTCCTTACCAAGTGGATACTTTGTTATGTCTCCAGTTTTCTTTGCTTGCCAAATAAGCTCTCCATTTATCCAGGATAGATCTCCAACTTGCTTATGCGACTGAAGCTTTCTATTTGTCCTTATTTGTGACAATTGGTTTATAAGATCTTTCTTTGGAAATATATTGCCACTCAATTCCAATACAGCCTCTTGTGGCGTTAATGGGTTCTCTGCAATATACCTATCGATTGCTCTTGAATCAGATGATCCATCTATTACTTTTTGTCTTTCTGATAATGCATATTCAGTAGCTTTTTCAACATAACTATTTCCCTGTTTATCCATATACAGTCTAGTTCCATCTAGATCAAGCACAGACATATTTGCATATACCGGAACAAAAAACGCACATATATTTCCTTCTGCATTATCATCCCATATGTTAGAGAATGACTTTACGTTATATCCATTTGGATTATAGAATAACTCTTTTAATCCGTCAAACCTACTTTCCTGATCTCCACCAGTACCAAAGGCTATCATTAATCCGTATGCAACACCATCCTCTTCTACCGATGGTCTAGCAATAGTCCATGCCTGTAAGATATCTTTAAACGATCCAGCTTCTTCCCATAGTATAAGCTTGCCACGCTTACCACGAGCTCTATTTGGATCGTTTTTAAGTGTCACTCCAATGATCTCAGATTTGTACCCTATCTCAGTTTCATTTCCAAATTCATCTTTTATCTTTACGCCTGAACGCCTATGCATCTTTGTTGTGATCGTTCTTTTCTTGCTCCATGCGGTGTGCTCATCTATAAAATCCATAAGATCCCATGACTTGCTTAGAAGTCCATCACGAACTAAGTATTCTGTTTCTGCGGCAATTGCATATGATTTAGACTCAGCAAAATGATAATAGTTTCTAACTAACATAGACGCTCCTTTAAAGGAGTAGCCGGCCCCACGCTTTTTTAATACTACCATATGCTTACCTTCGTCTTCTGCTTCTTGTATTGCAGAGAAGTAATAGTAATCATAATCATAGAAGTCTGGAAACTCTCTTGTTTTCTCTCTGCGCTTCTTTATTGCTCCAAATCTATCCTTATATTCAAACTCAACAAGTCTAAGGATTGGACAATAATTTAAGTAAAAATAATTATATCCGCTTATCCAGTCTCCATCATCAGAAGTAAATCCATTTGAACATCTTTCCTGCTCTTCATCCCAGTATGCTAAGTACTCAGTAGTGCCAGGCGGTGCAAAGCAATAAACCCCATGCCTCTGGAAATGAAGCGCGGGGTTTCTAAATTTATTGGTGTTTAGTATTCTTTTACTAAAATCAATCATGTTTAGTTGTTGTTATTTATTTAGCCAGATCGTTAGCTTTGGAAACGTACGCTCAAACCAGGTTAGTTTTTTCGTTGGAGTCTTAATGACTTCTACAACTACTTCTTTTGCTAATTCCAGTTTTACTTTCGGCTTGTGATATCTTTTCTTTTTTGGTTTTGGAGCGACAGCCTCTTCAATTACAATTGGTGCGCTAGTCTTTACTTCTTCTAACTTCATTACAGGTTTCTCTGTAGTAGTTACTTTGTTTTTTTTATTGCTCATAATTATTAATTATATTTAACTTATAAACGGTTATTTATTCCATTTGTTGTCAATTCTTTTTTTATCCTTACAACTTATATTGTCAGTAAGCTCTTTTAATTGTCTTTGTAATTTCAATATCTCATGCTGCAATGACATTCCTATGAATCCCATATAAAAAGCAAATATAATTGAAACCGCGCAAATAAGGCCAGTTATTTCTTTATAGTGATCCATACGCCGGGGCTTTCTTTATCTACTGAATAATACTTATCATCTATTACATGTGCATATGGAATTATGTAGTCCATATTGTCATCTGGAATGATCTCGAATGCTACAAGTAAATCCATTATTATCTGTGCTATATTTATGAAATCAAACTTAGCCTTAGTTTGTCTTACGAAATGAAGGCCAACTTCACACGGATACTCAACTCCATCAAATAATTTCTTTAGCGCTTCTACTGGGAATACGCATGGTATAGTCTTATAGAATGTAACTTCTTTTCGGCCAGACGAGTAGTGCTGAATTCCTTGCTCTCGTAGAAATTTCCCTACTGTTTTTGAGTGGAACACTCCCTTGCTTGTCGCTACCTTTGAGTTCTTTGAGCTTGGTATTGAACCAGCTATGAAAACTCCTATTACTTCCTGTGAAGCCGTACAATAATTTTCTTCTTTTTGTTTCATTTAGTTTGTTCCAAATTAATTCTTCATTTTCTGGCATGTACCAATTCAAATTAAGCATAATCTCTATATCATTTCCCATAATAATATATATAATCCATGTATGGCATCCAATAAAAACTCTTATCGGAAAATTCTATTACAATTGCTTCTTGCGCTTTTTTAGATCTAGTGTCATATGTATATTTAAATAACTTTCTAACATTAAAGCATTTTGATATAACATTGCTATTTGCATTTGTTATGAAATTGTCATATATGAATGTTTCATTTATCAAGCATCTATATAATTTATGATTTTTTATTTTTTTCATCCGAATGCTTTTCTTGCGTCAATCTCATTATCATAAAACCTACAGGCCCAATATGAATTATTTGCTTCATTGTAATTACTCATGTTCCATTTTAATCTCAATAACGCATTCTTACACGCATCCTTGAATGTAACTCCCTCGAATAACTCGTCATCTCCTAGTCTTCTTGCTCCATCTCTTTGCCCAGTTGCAGAATATCCTTCGATCCATATCTCAAATTTATTCATCCTTAAGTTCTTTTCTTTGGTATTTCATAATGACCTACTTCTGAGCCTCCTCTTACAGTGGAATTGTCTAGCTCCTCTTTTCTTACCTGCTTCTCTAATGAATCAATAGATTTGACCATTTTGTCTAATGATGCCATGGCCTGCATAGCTTCTTTTACCATCTTCATATCCATAGAGCCCTTTACAATATCCTTTAGATAGCAACTAATCATATAGACAGCATTCCTGCTACCTTCCAATAACTGAACTAATAATGTATTTGAAAATGATATAAATGTATCTTCCGCATACTTCTCTTGCTCGTTAGGAGTCCATTCTTTTTTAAATAGTTCTTTCTTTAGCTTTTCAGATCTTTTATCAGAATCTCCTATTTCTTTTACGTATGGACTATCGTGGTGATTCTGTAGGACTATATAAGAGATTACGTTTGTAACATATTCTTTATCTTTATTAGACTCCCATATGTCTTTAAAGCAAGGAATGCCAAGCATATCTGGGTGGATCACCACCTTGCCACCCTGTATGTCAAACAATTTAAGCATGTTTTATATTTTTTTGATTATACATCGATAACGAGTTATACATTAATCCAAGTAACATTATATTCTCGTATGGTTTATTAAATGCATTTAATACTCCTGCAGAGATAAAACACACTACTGCCATTATAATATAGAAAGAGCTTGTATTTATATTACACTCCTCCTTGGTATCCACCTTCTTTGCTCGCATTATATGAATGATCTACTACGCCAGCTTCTTCATTAGGTTCATATGTAGGAGCTATTCCGTTCTGATTGGCATCAGTACTGCCATATCCCCCTTCTCCTCTTTCTGTCTCGGTTAATTCAGATGACTCTATTAATTCTATTCTTGGTATTGGCACTATTACCAACTGGCCTACTCTTTCTCCTTCAGTATAAATTACTGGAGTTGAATTCGTTGTTACTTTGTATTTAAGTAGTATAGGGCCTCTATAATCAGAGTCAATAACGCCAACAGCATTAGTCATTGATATAGAGTATTTTGATATAGATGATCTTTGGAATATTAATCCAACATGTCCCTCTGGAATTTCTACTGCTATTTGTGTATCATATACGATAACAGGAACTCCATCCTGAGAGTGCTCTACGCCAATTCTAACCGCAGTTAAATCTAACCCAGCCGATCCATTGGTTGCGTATGTAGGCATTACTGCCTTTTCATCTAGTCTTTTTATTTTTACTTCCATTACTTTTTCTTTTTTATTTTATAGTTATCGGCTACAAACATAACTATAGCCGATATGAAATATACTATTATTCAAAACATTAGCATCTGCCTCCGCCTTTTTTTGTAGTTGGTTTTTTCTTAGACATAATCTTTTTTATTTAGTAGTTTTAATGATTCAATGTTGAATCTTCTCCTTCTATCTTATTTTTGGCATCTGTCTCCATATATAAACAAATCCATAGATATACTTCCTAATTATAACCAATTTAAATCCATCTCTAATATCATTCACCTTGTACCCTTTTTCGCTATTATCAACATGTTCTGTTTTGATTGGCATAACGTCGGATGTCTGATAAAAGTCTATGTCTTTATTTAGCATTAACTTCTATGCCTATTTTAAACGTTTTATATGCTAAGCATCCACCAGTTTCCTTTACGTATCTTTCTGCATATCTAGTTGATTTCTCGCAGGTATTAATGCATACTGATTGTTTAAATACTTTTAATGCCCTGTCTACCCTTATCTTTTTTAATTCTTGTTTCATTGTATGTTTCTGCCTTTTTGCCAAGCAGCCTCTTTTTTAGTTTGATTTTAAATAAGTAGGCAAACATTAATGATTTCTCATCATCTGGTATTGCCATCTTTCTTGAGGCAAATAGAAATGGATGGTTGCATATCATCGAAGCCACTGCCTTGTGTATATTGTGTTTCTTAGCTAGTTTATTATATATGTCAGTATTCTTGGATAGCATATTGTTCTTCTTATATAGATTACTGGTAGCGGCTCTACGTAATATCTAGGCTCAGTAATTATAATATAACTAGGTTCTCTTTTAACTGAATCTTGCTTGAATCTTCTTGATTCTACCTCGTAAGAGGAATTGTCTTTAAATGGCCACATCGTTATTAAGTTTTAGTATCATTGTTATTTGAACAGTTTTATTTCCTATCACAACTGGTATTAATGCCTTGTTTAAATAAGTAAATCTATCATGCTCGTTTTTTATAAAAATTCTTTTAGCTCTAAATGTTTTTATATATCGACTTAGATTATCTTTCGTTATTCTAGTCTCCTCCATTATGCTCTTTCTTATTGTGGATGTATCTACAGACGCCTTTCCCTTTCGTATCCTAGCGTCTGTTAGATGTATCCTTAGAAATATTGACAGTAATTCTAGTTCCCTATCAGTAAGGCATAATAGCCCATTTAGACTCTGCAAAAACTCATAGCCAAGTTTATTATATTCTATGGTCTTTACAAACTGATTCATTATGCAATTACTTTTTTTAGTAAATCAGACATGTTATACCAAACTGTCAATGCTTCATCGGCCCATTCTTGTTCTTCTGCAGACATAACTTCGTTTGATACTTTGTTTGATAGTTCTGTATACTTTTCGTCGAACTCTTTCATTTTCTCAGAGATTCTGGCTTCGTATTTTAATACTATGTCTCTATATTCACATCGCTCTAAATTTGCCTTATTTAGCTCATCCAATAACAATGTTTTGTCTTTTTCTAACTCAGCAATCTTTTGCTTGTTAGTTTTAATAGTCTCAAACCATTCTGTCGCCTTAAATTCATCTTTATTTATTAAAGACGGAGATAATGAGATATAACGTTTGGCAGTGTAATTATCTGTAACTGTTTCAACGATTAGTTCGAAATTACTTTCACTGTCTTTTCTAGTTAATGTATCGCCTACTTCTAATCCAGGTAACTGACTAGTCACTTCTATTGTTTTAATATTTTTCATTTGTCTTGTATTAATCTATTAATTTTAATATATCTTCTCTGGTAACGTCCATGCTTATTAGGAGTAGTGTTAGATATCCTAAGACGTCACATACGTCATTTACTCTTATTTCTTCTGAGTTTTGTATCCTGCCTATTTTGTCGTCTAGTCTAACTTTAATTGAATTAGACGAACTTGCTTTACTAAATATGTTTGATGGCTTTAGCGCGGAGTCTCCATATCTTTTGTTCTTTTCTTGTAGCAGCTCATTCATACTGCTAAGTATTTCTTTTATTCTATCTGCAGAATTGCTCATATAAATCATCGAATATAATTGGTATTAATGTATGCATCTTTTCTAATAATGGAATAGTTAGTTCTCTCATATCTGGATGTGCAGCTGGAGCGCATCTAAGTTTAAAGAAATGTCTCCATTCTCTTAGGTTCATCTTTACATTAATTTCCGTCTTTAGTGCATTTGGAAGAATCGCTCTTGCTTGTTGAGCAGACCAGCCAAGATCAAGTAATTTTAAATAAGAGTCTTGGCATTCTGCTAGCCCCTTTATGAAAATACCTTCAGCCGATGTAATGTCTATGTTTAGAACTTCACCATGTGATTCAGATTGGATTCTCTCTATATTCATTCCGGCTGGCTCTATAAATGTAAGTTCTCCTCCGAATTTATCTTTAGAGTAATTACAATATCTAGTAGATTCCTGTGCGTATGATGCAACTCTATGGCGAACTATCTCATGACTAACGCCTCTATCGCATACAAACTTAACTGTAATATCATAGAATTCAATCATTGCTTCATGACCATTCTTTAGCAAATTGGCTACCATCTTTTTTGCAGAATCATCTGTAATTAAATCTTCTGACTTATAACAGGTTCTTGCAACTTGTTCAATTGTTTTTAATACTACATCACCATCTATAGTGGAAAGTATTTCTGTGTATGGTTTTATTAACTTCATTTTTGTTTTTCTAGGTTAATGCTTATATAATACTAAACGTAAATAAATTAAAAAGGTTGTATGGTATAGTCATTTATTTTTAATTATTTAAAATAAAATAGGCCCACCAAATAAATGATGAGCCTAAATATCACAACATGTTATGATTAAAGTTCTATAATCGTTCCTTCTTTTGCCATTGTATTCATAGCCGCAGATGCTAATCTATCTGCCAATTCATTATCTGCTATTCCAGAATGACCTTTACACCAGACAACTTCTACATTAGTATTCTTAGATACCAGTATAGAATGGACCATCTTCCATAACTCTACGTTCTTTATCTTTTCAAAATCCTTCTTAACCCATTTATATAGCCAACCACAATTGATAGAGTTTTCTATATACTTTGAATCTGTGTGGATTATAATTTTTGTTTTTACTGGAGAATTTAATATTGCCGTTCCTAGCCCGTTTACGAACCCAGTTAACTCCATTATATTATTTGTAGTATCCTCACTGGATCCACATACACATATAGGTCCAGTTGGAAGATATATAACTGCAGCATATCCTCCTGGCCCGGGGTTACCGGCACACGCTCCATCACTCCATATATGTACTACATTTTTATGCTGCAATTTCTCTGTCATATATCAAATTGTCTGATAGTACTGAATCGATATATCCGGTTTCATCATTTAATATATCATACCTTATTTTAGCTTTTGTAAATTTAACTGCAGTAACTGTTCCAATATACAACACTTTAGTTGGGTCTCCTCCTGGCTTCTCATAGCTATACGCATAATATTCTACCTCGTCGCCTATCTGATAGTATGACGGTAGTTTTAATTGCTCTTCCATGTCTTCTATATTAAGCTACTTTGGCGATAACATCAAATGCATCTACCAATGCAGAGTCTTTAAACAGATCAAAATCCATAGATCTCTTATTTGGGAATACAATCGTATCCCCTAGATTGATTGTCATTCCAGCAAACTTATTGTCGTTTGCTTTAAGAGATTCTGGAATAGATATTACCACTCCTTTTCTAAGCATTGACTCTGTTTCTACTTGAGTTTCTTTCATTTCCATTACTGGGATCTTATTGCCTTCTTCATCTTCTTCCATCTCTTCAGTGGCCGTAGGAACTGTTAGGGTCTTAAATACCTTTTCTACTGGTAGCGGTTTTACTAGTATTTGCTTTGCAAATGAATAGCCTAATTTTGCCTCTATCACTGTTGCTAATTCTTCATTACCCATGTTTTCAATACCAGCATCTTTGATTAATTGCTCTTGGGTGTTATCTTGTGTTTCGTTATTTTCCATTATTATTTCATTAATTGTTTTTTCGTTTGTATAATCTACTCCTAATATCCTGCCATCTTCCATCATCCCGCTTAATGCGTCTTCTACGTATTCTCCAGTGGTTCCTGTGTCCAATATAGATCTAAATGTATCTAGTACTGTACCTTCTAGGCGATTAGCTATCGTCCTATTTGCTTCTGTATTTGCCTCAGAACTCAATTTAGCTCTCTGGGATGGATTTACTCCCATATAGTGATCTATTCTATGTACTTCTTCAAATCCCCACGCCACTCCCATCTTGCTTCTTTTTTCTTTTGCAGTCATCATCGAAATCAGAATGCCACTTCTTACAATCGCTGCAGTATGAATATTCCATAATCTATCTATTTAACTATACATATATAAACGTAAAAAGCCGATAGAATGTTTACTCTACCGGCTTTTATTTTACGTTTATTTTATCACTTAATTAATCTAAACAAATATCCTATATTTATATATACCATTCCGTGCTTCCTATTATATTTATCTTCTTCGTCGAGACACAGAACCACTCGCTTTACAAATTTATCTTTTGAATATAATATAACGTTCTTTTTATCTATAATTGGACTGTCCTTCATGTTAGCCATATATACATTCTTAATTGGTATTTCAAAGTAAACATAATCTCCAATTTGAACCACTGCATCATATCCAGTACATATCTGAGTACCAGCCCTACTATACAATACTACATCTTTGGGCATAGCCCTTAGTTCCTCATCTGAATTATTATATATTTCTTTGCAGTTAATAAGCATATATATTACTATCTATTAGTTAACAATTAAACACAGTAAACCCCTTAAGGTTCCTCCACATCCCCCGATAATTTAAATTAACCTTTCATTCATGCTGTACGTCGGCTAACGCCTACACCCACACATTGATTCTCATTCTCACCTATATCTACACATCCTAAGATAGTAGCCCAATGCCCATGAACTTATAATTAACCTATTTTTGACAATACCCCTGAAATGTCTTTCGACTATATGTCTACTTATAAAAAGAGTTTAGGCCTTTGCTTTGTTTCACCTCCAGGCCGATTCGGTTTGGTGACCGTTGTCATACATATAAACGTAACCTATATATAAAATGTTTATAGGTAGAGGCAAAAATATCAAAAAAAACTACATATATGTGGCCCTTTTGCGGCAAAAAAATATTTTTTTATAATTTTTGTGGCAATTTATATCTATGACAGAGCGAAACTGGCAAAATATAGTGAAAAAAAATAAATCAACTCGTATTTATGACAGCGAGAAGTAGTCGCCGTCAAGCCCCCCGGATAGGGAAGTGGAGTCCAACTACCCCCCGTCTAGATTGGGGTAAAAAGGGCAAATCAGCTGCATGACGCACTCGTTTCAGAGAGCAGCTTCTACCTCGAATATTGTGTCGTGAGACACTATCATTCCTACCTATTGTTATTGTGAAGGGGAGTACTGCTTGTAGAGCTCATACTTAGATACATGTTTAGACACGTGTAGGCAAGGAAACCCTTCGCACCTTCTCTACTATAATGAGTTCACTTAATCAATAAATATATCTATTATGACTAAAAGACAATTGCTTTGGATACTTGTGTATTCATTTCTCATGGTGTTTGCTACTATAGCTGCTAGCTGTACTGGTAGTGAGTCTGATAAGGCACCCGTACAGGCCACTGTAAGCCCTGTAAGACACTTGTATCAGATAAAGATACAAATGGTAAGCATGGACACTATTGCTTGCTTAGACACGCTCTATGAAGAGCATTACTGCTATGCAAGAGATAAGTATGATGCTGACAGATTGTTCAATGATTCAGTACCAACGCTAAAGGATCCAATGATGGAGAACTGTAGCATTACTGAAGTAAAGGCATTTCACTGGCAACGGTGACTGTTATTAGGAAGGGGGCAGGTCTATAAAACCTGTCTCCTATACTAAATAGTATAGTGGGAGTAACGCAGTTAGACTGTATTCTCCCTCTATATTTCTTCTTTGCTTACTTTCTTCTTTACAAAACATGGCAGTGCTGTCAAGCCACTAATTTGCTGAACACCTAGAATTGTAGTACTTTAGAGTTTATTTGTTTGTCAGGCCCCCTCGAGAGAGAGGTGCAGAAATGGCAAAAGATAATAAACCCTCAAAAATATTAAAGGTTATGAAATTCAAAATTGAGAAAGTAGAAATACTCAAAGTTACCAAGGAAGGCGAAAACCTTGGTAAGGAGTATGTAAGGCTAACTGTCGCAGAAGACAGTATGTTCGCTGAACGTTCGCACACAATGGTTATTTTTCCTACGGATGCTGCACTTGCCAAGTGGAAAGCTGCGCAGGAAAGTGGTACATTGCCTACGTTGAATGCACAATACGAAATTGTTGAGTATCCGCAAATTCCTCACTATAAAGTGGTGAAGGATGGCGTTGCTGGCGACGTTCGTAGTAGCATTAAGGTGCTTATCCCTCTTGATGGGGATGGTAAGTTGCGCGTAGCACCACAGGCACAAGCAATGCAGATACTCAAGAACTCCTCCCTGATAGAAATCGTGGACGAGCCGCTTGAAGTACATGTTGCAGAGGATATACCTCTATAATTAGTGCATTGTTAGCAGTTAGATAGTAGCCCTTAGGGGCGCTATCTTTCTTGCTTCGCAAGAGCTCACATTTATTTGGATTAACAGCCAAAATTACTGCAAATTAGGAGTGAATTTAGGCGAATTAGGGTGACTATATTCGTTTACCCCTATTTACCACTTTATCAATAACCCTATTATCCATATCGTAACATAGTATATGGCTCTTTACGCATTTTAAGCCTCTCTAAGGCATTTTCTCTTTACGAGTGATACATTGTATCACCACAGCATATTAATAGCTTAAAACAGCTTAAAATCATTATCAAGATGAAGCTAGAAAACTTAAAAGTAGGAGATACTGTAATATTGTTCTCCCTTGCCTATGTAAAAGAAAAGTGGGCAAAAGAAATAAATATGGGGATTCCACATATACCTAAAACCATGGAAGAAATGTGGAATGAATCAAAAACAATAACAAGCACTACGTTAACTGGATCAGACAGAACTGCGAGAGTCTCAATGAACGGATTTTCGTACAAACCTGAGTGGATACGCAGAAGAGTTAAACCTTCTAAAAATTAACAATGATGAAAACAATACTATCATTCATTGTATCGGTAATATCAAATATCATTAGTTACATAGGTAAAGTAATCCTTACTATCATTACAATCATAATATTCATTGCCTTTGTAGGAGTTATGTTTTTAATCGCAGCTCTAGGCTGGATATTGGAGAAAAATGGATACGAAATAGAAGAGGATGAACACCCTGGAGTGTTAAATGAAATATTTGATATCTTTGAGGTATTCTTATCTAGACAATTCTGGAGCTGGAAGAAATACAAAATATATATTGAATATTAATCCAAAGCTATGAATCTTCAAGAAGGCGAAACCTACTATGCAATATGTACGAGTCTTCCAGACATAGAAGAATCAATTGCATATGCAGCAGAATTATCTGAGACGCACAAATGTAGTATAATCATAGTAAAGTCTATAGAGGAAATTCCAATAGAGGCAAGACCACGCCCTGCAATAAGTAGGACAGATATCGAACTAACACTTACATGTGATATGCACAATTACAAACCGTTAATAGATACAAAAACAAGTTATGTAGGTCATGAAAGACCTTATAAATACCACAAATAAACAAACAATTTAATCTTATCAAAAGATGAAAAAAGAAACAAAAAACCAGCTTATCGAACAGGGTAATTTAATCGGTCTTAAATTGTCATTAAAAATGACATGGCAACAGTTAAAAGACGCAGTCGAAGCAAAGAAGCAAGAAATCGAAGCGAAGAAAGACATTAAAAAAGACATTCCTATAGAAAGTCTGATCGTTGTTGTAAATCGTGTTTCAAATTGTGGATGTAGTTATGTAGATCCTGGCACAATTGCAAAGCTAATGAGAAGAAATACTGGAGACAGACATCCAAATAACATTAAATTTTGCCAAAACGGTTGTGACGTATGGGTTAAAGACGAAGATATTCGTCAATTAACAGATTTAGAAGCAGCTTATGCGGCCGAAAGATTTAGTAACGCCGTATCATATAGATATGCTAGAGTCGATTAATGTTGCCAGTATGCTATTGCTATTCCTTCTTGGGGTGGCAATAGCTATGCTTGGACAATGCTTTCAAGCATTCATGAGGCCAGGTCAAATATTTAACTGGTGGGCACTATGGTTACTTAAAATGGTTGAAAAATCCAAGAAGAAGGAAATACATCCAGAATATAGTCCATGCTTTGATAACGAGGAATATTATGTCAATATAAAGTGGCATATACGTTTAATTGCATATCTATCTAAACCATTAGGTTTATGTCCATATTGTAACTCCACTTGGATATCAATCATATTCTTCTTTATACTATTAAAACCAAGCCTCACCATATTTCTATTAATTGGTATCGTATGGTTCTTTGTAGATCTAATTGAAAAAGCAAAAAACAAACCATATTAAAATCAATTTACAGTGGCAAAAAGAAAACCATTACGCAAAGGCGATGTTATTCGCCTTAAACCAATCGCCCTGCTAATTGCTGAAAAGCAAGTTCAGATTGTAGGTCATAAGACAGAAGGACATAACTATTATTCAGGAGGGCCATTCATTGACTGGCAAATGACCAGAGACTGGAACAGTAAAGAAATTGCAGTATACCAAGACGAATTACCATCGATGCACTACATATATGTCAAATTCGTTAAAGAAGGAGAAGGATGGGGTATTAATCGCAGCTGGATATCTTCCGTAAAAAGAAAGAAAGATTAATTGATATAAAAACCGCTCTAAACATTGATAGCGGTATATAAATTAGATGACATAAACTTCGAATTGACGAGAATCACATGGCTAACGCTAGTGATGGAGTAATCCTGTATGTGTTGCAGACTTGAGAAAGCTGCTCTTAAAGAATACACTGAATGAATAGAGGTGTACAGCACAAATGAGTTCTCAGCAAGACCCTACTCTTACCAATTCCTGGCACGGGATTGTGCCTGATATAAAGCATGATATAAATGTGCATTGGCGGTGAATAAGACAAGAGGGTGCTAACAATTGTTTGATGCCAATTGATATAAAAAAAACTTAATAACTTCACAAGTCATTGAGTGCACCAGTTTCTATGCCAACCAGTAAGCGACTACGGCCGACTAAAGAGTGACATAGTTTTAGGTGTAAAATGCAATTCAGGATCGAAATGAAAAGAACATTTTATCACATGTCTCAAAAGCGTTTGAGGCAAAGACTCTCGTGATGTGAGAGCAATGTAGATGGCACAGGGAATAAGACCACGAATAGGCTGAATTAAATGGTAGTAGCAATTGACCCTGTGCCAGTTTTTTATTAATAATTAATATCAATAATATAAAAACAAAAAAAATGGCAAAAAGAAAAATTCCTCTAACGATTAACCCTGATAATATGAGCAAGGGTCAAGCGGAGGCAGCTATGATAGCTGGAAAGAAAGTGGCTCATGAATTGTATGACGAAGACTCAAATGAACATATCTTCTTAAATGAAGATAAGATAATTGAGGGTAATGATGGTGTCAAACATGGTAGTTTCGAAGATAAATTCTGGTCACAACAACAGAAATGGAGTTGGGGTTGGAGAATTGTAGATTAGCCATGGAATACACAAAAGAATCACTGCGTAATACATATATAATATGCAAAGACAAAAAACATGGAGAGAAAGCTATAAAATTTTACAAATCATTTGGATTTAAAAGTTTAATAACAGTGGACATGAAGGCTGGATTTGCAATTATAGTAGAAGAAATTGCACGACAGGAGAAAAAAATATACTTTGATGTTATTGGATATTTAAAATATATACCAAGTGATAGAAAATACATAGAACTTCCTTCTAAGATTCGTCCTAAGATTCGTCATAAATTCCCAAGAGAAATGATGGTATCAGATGACAATCAAAGATGGAATAAAAGAATTGTTGTTGCAAAAGTGAAAACAAAATGGCCAGTTATTGCACTAAAAATAAACTTTGATCTAGAAGATGAGTTTATTGAATATCGCAGCTGGAAATACGCTAAAGAAATTGATTGATATGTCAAACAAAATTAGAACCATAGTTATCATTTTAATAGTGATGCTATTTGCGTGTAGTTGTTACCCTTATGGATTGCATGGACCTGTTAGAAATAGCCCACCAAAACATAAGCAATTGAAGTTTAACAGAGATGGAGGAGTAATAACCTGTAATTTTATATCAAATGAAGAACTTCGAAGCAAAATCAATTCCACGGTTACTATATAATATTGGAATATGGTGTGCAACAAACAAGTGCATTCCAAAGACTATCAATGTTAGTATAGATGATGAAAAATTAAAGTATGTGGCAATGGTCACTACAAACAAAGATGCTCCTAAAGAGCGCGATGTTCCCATATATCCTACTAGCGCCGAAAACAATCTCGCTAGAAGGATAAGAAAAGAAAATGAAGCCATTGTGAATGATGAGTTACACTCACTTTTAGGCAAAGAAAAAGATTGATATATTATCAGTCATAACAAGCGTGTGAGAACAAAGGTGTCGACTAATAAGCGACTTACCATGGATTTACATTGAAGGGGTGAAACTCCCTACTAAACCCCAATTTAGCTTCCAAAGGGCTGACTATATACATTAAGAGATAAGCTCATGATATAGAGTGGTGATGGGTAAAAAAAAGAAGAAAGAATTCTCACAGTAGTTACCTAGTGACTTGTGATATCTATGGAAGTTTGACGCGGCTGACCAACAATGGCATGTACAAATTAGGGAATTGGGTCTTCGTGACTCAGAGTCCGAAACGATAATGTAGCGAGCTATGCGGATGGATATTACGATTACAATGGTTGATTAGAAAAGACTACGCGCTACCAAATACTAATTGAATGAGTATATTACTCAGACAATAGAATATAAGGTATCTTAGGCGAGGATGAGTTACCCATGCAAAATATGGTTATGACTGCCAGTAGAGACTGGATAGGACTCACCAGAAGGTGATATACGGACAAATTGCCTATTACCGTATGAGAATAGAATAGGACGGAGTTTTCATGGTTTTTCACTGTATGAAATTAACCATTGGTAGTTCAGCCATGACGAGATATGAGAAATTCTCGGCGAATTGAAACTGGCCTAATATACGCTGCGTGAAACTGCGTTGTATATTTGATTGGTTATTAGACCAAGGTCCCTTTGAAGTGTGAGCGACAAGACTCAAAATGGGAAGCTATTTTTTTAGGGATATAAACTTCATGATTGGTTAAGAACCAACGACAAGTGTGGCGGCCGAGCCCTTCGGAGCAGCATGTATGGACTTGAATCATGCAAAGATGTCCAAAAAAACCAAGCCAACCTAGGCTCCGTTAAAGGCGGGAAAAAAGGTATGGTGCGATATGCCATTAATTATATCTGGCCTGTTAATGTAAACGGTGAGCCACAATCAGTAAGTTAATTTCCTATTCCTACATAATTCCCTGGCCAGGGTTGAACCAAGGAATAGCCAGTGACGTACGAAGAACTGGAAAACAACACAGAGAGGACGGAGGAACGAGAGGGACTGTGTTTCGTGCAATTCAAACAGATATGTCAGACGACATTGATGCCGTAATAGTCGGCCTTATTGGTAGCAATAGCAAATAAGCATTATCAACAGTCTCTTTGAGCATGATGTATGTTAAAATGACTAAATCAGCTACTACCCAGCATTGGATAAGCGTATCCACATTTGATCAGAACTAGAAATAGGTGATTGAGTGCCATTGATTTGGGTGCTGGGAACAAATAAAAAAAAGAAAAAGTATGGAGTGGAACGATCTAGAAAATCTAATAAAGATTTATGATGCACAGGAGATATGTCTTATTGCAGAAGTAGATAAGGACGATACCATTATATCAAAAGTAATAATGGGAGACCTGAGAGGAGATGGAATGAGCGATGAAATGTTTAAAGAAATGTTTGATTGCGAGGAAAAACTAGCAGAATCAGACAAGTTTCTTGGATTTGAAACAGAATCAGGAAGAGTATTTAAATATATTACATGAAAAATATAAGCGGGGAGGCAAATAGTTAGCTAATAACTACGCCAAACCGCCAACTAAAAAACCATGCAGCATGCGATTAATACGTCAAACGGGAATGTACCCTCCAATGACGCGCTAAATAACTGCATGGTACCACATACCAAAATAAGAATAGCGTGGATATTAGCTCAGAACAGAGTCGCGCTTAATCGGAAGTTATTGAAAGATAAGTGTTCTAGTCTTCATAAACATAGATTAAAATAATATCATTTTGGCTAATGGCCCTGTCGTCTATCGGCTAGGACGTTCCCTCTTCAGGGGAAAAAGGTAACATAGAAATATGTTTTGAGTTCGACTCTCACCAGGGCTACTTATTTTTAATTATAGGACAATCTTTTTTCGATTTAACGTAAACATTATGTCCTACAATTACGTTATATAGTACAAACATATACTATATGAGAAAACAAATAAAACTAACATGCTTTAATTGTCAAAAGAAATTCAGTAGATCAATAGCAACGAGAAAGCAAGCGATGCAAAGAGGAAAATCAACACCATTTTGTTGTAAACATTGCGCAGATGAAAATTCAAATACACAAATTACAATAAAATGCAATAATTGTGGAAAAAGAATAAAAAGATCAAACAAAGAAGTGTTAGAATCAAAAACAAGAAGATTTTTTTGCAATCATAGTTGCGCCGCATTGAAAACCTTAAACGGAGGGACTCTTGAGGTAGACTATAGAAAAATAGCATTTGGAAAAAAAGAAAAAAAATGCCAAGAATGTGGATACGACAATGAATACGCATTGGAAGTGCATCACGTAGACAAAAACAGAAAAAATAATTCAATGGAGAATTTATATATACTGTGTGCAAATTGTCATACTCTGGTGCATAAACAAAAAATAAAAATATCAGCCTGACGAAGTTCGATTCTTCGTGGGGCTACAATGCAATATAATTAAAGGAGGATGAATTTATACAAAATAAACCGGATGCTTAACTGATTGCGGAAACTTGTAGGTGGCAACGCTAGTGTGATGGCCAGCGAATATCAAACCGGGACACGATAGAGTGGTATCTAGTATGAGCAACTCACAAATCCTTATTATATTGCAGCTTTATTATTCATTATTAACTAAAATCAATTTAAGAAACAGATGAAAAGATTTTTATCGCTATTACTGTTATTGATTACAATGACAATAGCAACAGCACAAACGCGGCAATATGCAGCGACTCAGTTTTGCTACAAAGAGGCCACTTCATTGGAATACAGTGAATGGACCAAGATCGAACCAATTCTCGTTAAAATAAACTTTGATAAGAAAACTGTAATGATATTTGAAAATATCACACAGCTATATCGGTACGATGCTTATTTATACAAGGAACTTGAAGGAGTATATAGGTATACATTCATAAATTGCAAAGACCAGGATAATAAAAACATTGGACTACAAATATGGAAGGTTGATACTCCAAACACATACACAATGTGGGTTGAATATAGAAACGTTCGATATGGATATGTTATAGAGAAACTAGAATAAACAATAAAGACCGCTAATTATTGTTTTGCCATTCAAAATTGCGGTCACAAAAAGAAGCCTTTGCTGCTAATGTAAAGGCTTCTTTACTAATAACAATAAAAATGGGAGATATTTCAGATTACTACGTAGAAAAAGGAATAGAAGGTCATATCTATTATACTAAAAAAGAAGATTACTCAAAATGGACTACTAGAGATGGTATTAAAATTAGAGTAAAAAACATGACCAATGATCACTTGATAAATACGTTAAATATGTTAAATAGGGCTGCTCCAAGAGGAGAAGACTGGTTTGATAGATTAAGCGATGAATTAATATCAAGAGGATTAGAACCGCCAACAAAATCACTATACTTTCAGTGCGATGCTACTGAAATTGACATATATTAACAAACGCCAACACTACATAGGATGATAGCCCTGTGATAGCCATGGACAGACGAGTTCGAATCTCTAAGTTGGCACAAATATTTTCACCAATTATTATTAACGTTCTAAATTATCAAAATTATGAGCTCAAAAAGTGCTTTTTTTACCCTATTAATGGGTATGAAATTTGCAGCAAATGCAAATGTGTCGAAATTGATTAAAAATGGTAACGCAACTGACGGGGAATTGGCTATTGCGGTAAAAACAACAAAACAGTACAAGGACTCGAAGGAGCTTCAAGCTGAAGTTGCCAAAGTTATTGCCACTGCCGCAGACCCAAAACCAGAAGCAAAGCCTGAACCAGTTAAAACTCAGACTTCTCGCTCGGGAGAACGCCGTGGTTATTAATAACTACTAATAAACAATAGATAGTCTATGCAAGTGAGTATAGACTATCTATATTATTAATTAATCAATAACTACCACAATGACAAATTGGGAAAAATCATGCGTTGATAGCCTAGTAGCTAGTCCAACTGCATTCGCTTTATTCAAAGCAAAACAAAAAAACAAAAAACATGTTGACCAATATATAAATACTATATGGCCATATGAAATCAAGAAAGTGGGCGAAAAAATAAGAGCCAGTGAAGTAAAAAACAATGATTCGAAAATATTAGCGCCTATAATAAGCTTCTTAAAAGATCTATTGGCAAACGGAGAGCATGGATATGTTGACAGAGGGTATAGGTTCGACAGGGAATATACGGCTGTAGAGATACGAAATGCCCTAGGAGGTATCCCAGGGTTAATTGCAATCGAAGGGATAGGGCATATTGGACATTTAGTATTTTGCTCTCATGAATCTAGAAATATATCAGTAAATATGAGCCCAAGAGATAATATGGACTTTATAGTGCTGATGGAAGATCAGTTTAAATACGCAAGCAACGAATCTAAATTTTATTCAATACAATCAGATACCGCTTCGGTAAGAGAGGGAACAACTGATTATATAGAAAAGCTAATTAGTCAACTATCAAAAAAAACGATAACAAAAAAAGAAAAAAGTAAATTTAAAAGAGTTTACTTTGGACAAAACGTTGGAATTGAAATTGAATATGATGGTATATGGCAAAAATATCTTGAAAAGAAATTAAACTGCTCTAGGCATGCTGTATCGTTTAACTCCGGTATTGATGGAGGGTCAAAAGATGGATCTAAATATACGAAGGACTCAAGATTACGTGAAAATAGATTGCGTATAAATGGTCATAGAGGACTAAATGCATTGCATTATCTAGTCGAAGATATGATTAAGTCAAAATGCACAATTACGAATAAATCTGGAATGCATTATCATATCGATTTAACGCATTTAAATAAACGAAAAACATACCCTGTGTCGGTAGATCGATTTATAAATATTGTTGAAGATGCTAGAATTGAAAGACAATTAGCTGATATATTTGAAATAAAAGAAGACAGAGTGATAGTAGACACAATGTATCAATTATTAAGATATCCAACTGAATTTGAAACAATAGAATGGCGGATGGGAACTCCAACATTTAACTATACAAAACTAACAATACAAATATTATGTGCTATACACGTAACAAATGTAATGTTTAAATCAAAAAAAACTATGGATGTCGAGTACTTAACGTACTTGGCTGAAATATATACAAAAATTAATTCTTAAATATAAAAAAGTATGAAAACAGATACGAAGAAACGAAAAATGTGGCTAAAAAAACGTAGAACAGGTTAAGCTGAGCGATGTCATAATTGGATACTTTATGAACTCATTTTTGTATTTTAAAAAGGAATGCGTTGCAAGCATTTCAGAGGTATCTATTTGTAATCAAGATAATATACTGAACGTATGAGTCATATGTTGTTAAAAGTAAAGCAAATAAGGTTTATTGCAAGTAAGCCTAAAGACCAATACTACATATAGATATATATAGGTAGTCATCTCTTTCATATCAGAAGAGAACGCACGCATGAAAGTCGACAAGATTGCATGTGAAGAATTAATTTAAAGCTATTGAAGTCAGAGTGAAACTGAACCTTAGCAAAAAAAATCATGGTATTCCATGCATATCTCGTAGCTCAGAGAAAGAGCGCCATGCTTGGGGCGTGGAGGTCGGTGGTTGGAGTCCACGCCGAGATAACCAAATTAAATTCATATCAAATGAAAAGAAAAGCAAAACAAGTACAATTTACATCAGAGCACATGCTATTCATATGGAAAAGATTTAGATATATCAAAGAGATAGATCTAGCATGGTATTTCAACGAAAAAGAAATAAGCCAATCAGGATGTTGCGTGGAAATAAGGAACGAGAGCGCTGAATTAATAGCGTGTGGAACCTTAGTAAAAAACAATCTAGAGTTCTCAGCAGTGGCAGAGTCCGAAAGAGGAAAAAAATTGCAGTGTCTGTTAATAAAGAAAAGACTTGAATTTCTGAAAGAAAACACAGACTATAAAGAAGCAGAAATGAATGTAAGATGCCAGAATGTGGCGTCATGGAAAAATGCATTAAACTGTGGATTTAGAATAAAATCCAAAATGAGATTTGATAACGATGACGAAGGGTTCTTATTAACAAAAGAAATTAATCATTAATTTATGGCAAAAACTGAAAGACAAAGAAAATGGGATGGTTCTTCCGTGAAGGAAAATGATCTACGAAAAGACAAAGCAGAGTCAAGAAAACCAAAGATGAAACCATTCACTAAAAAGGAAAGGATTTAATATGGGATGGACGAAAGAAACACTAAAGAAAACTTGCATACTTATTACAAGTAGATCGCAAGGTAAAAGAGCTTTGGCCTTCTATAAATCATTTGGGTTTATTATACTTGATAAGTACTTCGGAATTGGATGCTTCATAAGGGTGGCTAAATACGACGAAAATATTATTTCGATACACCCAAACCAACAGGGCAAAACTCAAATAAAAGTTCCTTCAGTTCCTCGTCGTAAATTTCCACGAGAAATGATGGTATCTGATGACAAAAAAATCTGGATAAGAAGAATTGTTTATGGTAAAATAAAAACAAATAAGCCTTTTATAGTACATTGGATCTATTCAGAAACATACGAAGGATTTAAGTATGCAAAAGAACTAGAACAAATTCAAAAAGTTAATTTAGAAGACATAGAGTCTCTATCTGAATTAGCAGGAAGAATGAATGCCTCTAAAAACCCTGACTTTGATTGGGAGGCATATGAAAAAGCAACATTAGAAAATCAAATTTAACTCATTGCAATAGCAATTGGTGGAAGTTGTTCTTAACCGAACAGCCCTTGGGTAGCCCTAACTCTGCTGGGGAACGGCTACCCATTTAACTTTAAATAGTTTATTAGTCAATAATAAAAACAAAATATGAATGATTGTAAAAATTGCGCAATAAATAATTCAAGCATGGCTTTTAGCACTTGTCATTATTGTGATAACAATAGTTGCTTTGTACGGAAAACTAATCAATAGAAAAATGAGCAAAAAAGGCACATTGGCTTGGAAAAAAGACAAATATTCGCAAGCTTGTAGAATCCTAGACTACATTAACAAACAAGGAAATTTCTGCAATATCCAAAAGAAAAATGGATGTGTAACATGCGCCAATAGCGCAATGAAAACCAACAGCCTGTGCTGTGGCGGATGCGAAAATCTAACAAAAAATGGATGTAAAGCACAATCGCTATCATGCAAAATTAACTTTTGTTATTTTGGGACTGGGCCAGAGTGGAATGGATTAGTAAAAACAAATCATCACAAAATTTGGAGTGAAAAAAGAGCGAAATTTATTACTATTCTGTATGAATTTCTTTCTATTAATAAAATTCCAATAATCGAAGATAGATGTGGAAAAAAACAAACATTTGTTTATCATAAACAAGAACTAGAAAATGAATAAAGACCAAAAAGAAGTTTGTCAGGAATTGATTTTCCATGCGAATACAAAAGGAGAAGTGGTAGATGCCATGAAGGAAACGTTTCCAGGTCTAGACAAAACAGTTATATCTGAATATGTCTATACGCAATGGAAGAAAAAGCTACCAGTTAACAAAATTTCTTTAAGAAATACAGAATATGCAGATAGATTTACAATCTTATCTAGTCTGTTATTTAAAAAAGAGATGGGTGTTATCAAAAAGATTAAAATCAGGTTGAGAAAGTCAATGAATCCAAAGCTAAGCAAAGAAAGCTATGCAGTAACAATTGGATCATTAAATCTCAATCAGCCTGGTAGAGAGCAATTACGGGGACAATTAGTAGAATTTCATGGGTTTAGTCCAAATAAAATGAGAATTCAAGTATCGGCATTAGATCCTAATGCGATATATGATTTTTCAATTTGGGATATAAATGCTGGATTCTATATTGAAACCGAATAAAGTACGGCCCGTTAGGTCGTTTAAGTCGTCAGGAAGACGGGGCCAGCATATGCCCCTACCTCCACCAATTCGGATAGAAAGATAAGGAGCTGTACACGGCGGCCTAGGTCTTCATAGGGTTCGAATCCCTACTATCCACACATAATAATATATGGGGGTAAAAAGAATTGATTCGGACAAGATGGTAACGAATAGGACTGCACAATCCAATAAATGGAAACAATTTTCAAATGCGTAATTACGTTGGCTTAATGTCAGCATAATTACCACTCCTGGGCGGTTTGCCGTGTTCTTCGATGAACCCAGGGGATCAAATGACAATGCAAAGTAGGATGATGAATTCTAAGTGATATGAATAGCTAGACTAAAAGTCATATTGACTTAAGCTTAGTATCTGATCCGGTTAATCCGTAAAAGAATCGTTAATGTTCACAAATTGAGCAACTCACAATTCCAAAATGCATTGTCTTCAAATTAAACTAACTTTAATCATTATCAAAAATGGAAATAACAACATGGCATATCGCCTTATTTATATTGTGGCTAATGTGGACAATAAAAGCAATTTATGTAATGATTAAGTACCCAGATGAATTATTTAAAGAAGATCCAGATTCAATATGGTTTGATGATGATGGATATAGTCATTTATATTCATATACTCCACTAACTAACGCATGGATATTATTTCATTCATTTGTGGTAGTAATTCTATTGCTTTGCGGAATAATTCATATGCCAGAATGGACAAAAGTAATATTTAAAATTTAATCATTATCAAAATGGCAAAGAAAGCTAAACCAATGAGAACCAAACTCTTAAAAATAGTACAAAAAGGAATTACGCTACACATGGTAACGGAATCAATTATTGACGATATGCTTGTAATACGAAATCAAGTAAAAAAGAGTTCGTTTCCTTCCGAGGTGTTTGTGTTGGGAGAAGTAGAAAAAGCAAAAGAATTAGTTCGAGAAATACGACTATCTACAGCTCGCGAAATAAAGCCAAAAAAGGGCGCAAAGCCATTAACACCAGAACAATTAGATCCAACAAAAATAGACGTTTAATATGTACTATGATTGTAATGGACTGACAAAAGGGAATCTGTATCTATTGCAATGGTCAAATGTGGCCTTTATAGGCATTTTAACGCACATTACAGCCCGTTATTCTCAGAAGTGGATAGAAACTATATCTGTAGATAAAAAAGGCAAGGAAACGATCGAAAAGAGCTTAAAACTCAATAAGCCATTGTATCCTGTATTATGCTTTAAGGCAAATGCACAACCAGATGCAGAAGCAAAGGGGATAGTAAAACGACAATTTATTGATAGCAACGAAAAACAGTGCTATTTCACGGACCCAATAGTATCAAAGGAGAATATAGTATCCTTAGGCGCGTATGATTGGTTCATACAAAAAATAATTGACGTAACGAATGAAAAGATATCAATAAGAAACTTGGAAGTTAATTTAATAATAGCTCAGAACATGATGAGAAAAGCTGGGGCATCAGAATTCTCAGTTAATTACGTATCTGATTTACTAAAAAATGTTGCAGTAGAGATTATTGATGAGAAACAAACAAGCTGGCAAGAACTGCTAGATTCACAAGTAAACCAACTACCATTCTAATTATGGCAAAAAAAATAACAAGACAACTAGAAGAAGACCATGCAGCAATACTAAATGATCCAAATTATATAGTTTTTTGTAATAGAAACAAAAAAGCCAAAATAAGATGGAAATTCTTTAAAGCCAATGCATGACGTAGCTCTAATATCAGACCCTCATTTGGGCCACCCAGCTATAGCAAAAATGCGAGGATTTGACGATATTGATACATACAACGAAGAAGTCATAAGAAGATGGAATCTAGTATGTGGAAAGAAAACGTTAGTCATATTGGCTGGAGATATAGCAATGGAGAATAGTAAATATTATCATTTGCTAGACAGAATGCTTGGAAGAAAAGTGGTAGTAGGAGGAAATCATGACCTTAAAAAGGACATGGAGATTCTACTACAGCACGTAGAAGTAGTAGTAGGCGCATTAGAATACAAACACTGTATTGTGACACATATACCAATTCATGCTCAAGAGGTAGATAGATTTTTACTAAACATACATGGACATACTCATGCAGATTTAATAAAAAGATGGAGATATCAAGCTGGAGGTTATGTAGCTACTGAAACGGTCGATAAACGATATTTCAACATATCGTGGGATAGATTGGAAGGAATTCCAATATCATTCACAGAATTAATACAACAAAGCAAACTTTAAAGACATGAATGGGACAATAGTATTTCTAACAATAACTTTTGCTATAATATGTGGGTACTACATGTCAGTAGCAATAGGATTTTTAATGATGGGGAGGCATAAAGTGCCTAAATATGTAATTGCAATATGGTTGGTTGTTTATATAATAGTCTTAATAGTAAACAAAGAATACATATTAAATAATCCATATCAAAACTATTTAATATTTTAAAATTCATATCAAAATGAAAAATGTAGTAATGCTTGAAGAAGGGAAACGAGGAAGAGATATCCAAGTTTTACGCGAAGTCGAAAAATGCACATGTTGCGGAAATACGACAGAAGTTATAACAATTGACATTTCTGATGGAGAATACTCAGAACTAACGCTTTGTCAAAAGTGTATAGATGGATTCTTCAAAGAGCCGTCAAACGTTTAAAAAAAGGAGGGATGCGTCTCTACAACGCATAAATTGGTTTCTTAGCTCAGTTGAATAGAGCAAAAAAAACGCAGTCTATAACTAGGCTGCGTTTTGAAAATCAAGAGAATGTCTAAGTCTGTGACAATTAGCACAAAGAACAACGGTTTTTTCCAGTTCTTTTTCGATTGAAATAGGCTTAAGCATCCTCAATTTACCCCATCCAAATTCTTTAATAGATGGATCAAGATGATGAAACTCAAAAATTGAATAATTAGTGTCATTAAGAGGAATACTACAATCTTGGCATTTAGAGCCAAATTGATTTATGTATTTAATTTTCAATAAGTTCCATCTAATTCCACACTTTTGATTAAAGCATCTTTTGCAATAAGACATAGTTGATCTAGTTTTCTTATTTCTCACATAAAATTCGGAAACAGGATATTCCTGTTTGCACCTGCAACATTGTTTATTTTCCATAATACATATAACGTAAATACGAATAGAATTGTTGTATCTAATCAAAAAAATAACTTCCGGTAGCTCAATTGAATAGTAGCGACGCCCTTCTAAGGCGTAGGTTCTTGGTTTGAATCCAAGTCGGAAGACAAAGATCGCCCTTCTAAGGCGTGGGTCAAAGGTTTGAGTCCTTTAGAAATCACAGTAATTAATTTAATCAACAAATAATGGCAAAAATAAAGGCAATAAAAGAATCTGAAGATTATATTAATAAAATAAAAGAAGGGGTTGTGTCAGTAAAAGTTATTGTAGTAAACGATAATCACACGACGATATTTCAATCCGAAGATATCTTCAAAAAAAAGACAGCAAAGCCTATAAAGGGTTTTTCTTAAATGGCAATCAATCAAACCAAAATAAAGTAATTAATTATGAGGAAAGATGAAAACGACCCCCACGTTGTCCGCGTGGGAAACAGAAAAGACTGCCAATTGGTCGGTGGAGTGCAGTAAGGGGATATGACTTAGCATTGAAACGCTTTATCCCCACAAAAGATTCAGATCAAAGCAAACAGATACGACGATAGCAGCCTTATGGGTTTATTGGAATTATCAATCTCATGCAGGAGATTAGTTTGTTAGATGTAGCTATAAAACATGGTGCAACAACATGCATGTGTGAATCTATTCCGCTGCAAGGACTGAATCCCAATATTAATAGAATCGCGGTGGGCGTGCCAGGTTGGAATCTTGGGTTTCTATTAGGTTATTTGAGCAGAAATGCTCACTTAGCCACAAATAAAAGTACCACTTGCAGTGTAGGTTTTTACCTAGGCGGAGTCTCCTGAAAGGTATGGAGGTTAATTAGGAGTTGTTAACCTTAAATTTTTAAAATCTTATGAATATAAAAGAACTAGTAGAGCAGGCTAAATCCGGATCTGAAAAAGCCTTTACTGCATTATATAATCAATATTACAGAACAGTATACTTGAATGTATTTAATATAGTAAGGAACAAGGATGTAGCAGACGACTTAACGTCAGAGACTTTTCTCAAGGCGTTTAAGAATATCAGTAAGTTTACCAAAGATATTTCTTTTGAAATGTGGTTAAAAACAATAGCAAATAATCATTCGATTGACTTTATTCGTAGCGGGAAAAAAGATCAAGACACTATTTATATAGACAATGATGAATTGACGGAGTTTATACACACAGACTATTCAAATCCTGAAAAGGAAATGATCAAAAAAGAAGAATCATTTGATTTCGAGCAAGCTTTAGCGGAGCTAAGCCCAAGATCAAAAGAAGTATTGACTTATAGGTTTCGTGATGAATTATCTTATCAAGAGATCGCAGACAAATTGGGGCTTAGTATCGGCACAATTAAACATTACATTCACAGATACAAAAAGAAAATAATCCAAAACATTAATCCAAAAAAAGTAACAAAACATGAAAACAAATCAATTGTTTTTGGCAGGAGTAAGATTCCTAGCTAAATCGTTTTTAGTGGCTTTTATTGGCATTTTCTGTGGAAGTTCTATGTTAAAGGAAAGTAAACTATTCGTAGATGTTGATGAGGCAATTGTAAGCCAAACAACAATCGAAACCGTAAAAAGTTTTGAACTACCAAAAGTGAGCAATTCTTATACAATGAACCAATCACAGAACCATGGTGTTTTGCCTCAACAAGAAGTTTATACGTGTATTATCAGTAATGAATCCACGATGAATAAACCTTGTCAGAAAACAAAGAGGCGGCAAAATGGAATCCAAATGCCTAGTAACAACTTTAACCGCACCACAGATGTCTGCAGGCTTGATAAGCCGCCACGCGGAGATGATATATTGAATTCGAGTTAGCTTATTTGACGCCAATCAAAAAATCTTACAAGAATTAACAATCAATTTATTATCAAAATAAAAAAGGAGGTTTAAAGTGAAAACAAAGAATTACGAACACTTGCTACAAATGCGAATGGACGTAAAAGATTTACTTGAGTATCGTAAACAGTTGGAAACAAAGAGAACGAAACTTGAAAAAACAGGTAATCTTGAAAAATTAGCCCGAATCAACAAACAATGCGACGTCATGGACGAAGTATTCGAAGCAGTATGGGCCGCAACAATGATGGAGATGGTACCCGAATTCAGAGCTCTTACGGGCGGTGACTTTGACATAGACACATTAAAAATTGCATTGCCTCAGTACGCAAGTACTAATATTACGGAAACAATGCCTATTGAAATTCGATTTGAAGAAGCAGAAATTGTCGAACACACTCCAGTGCAAGCGACTAGCGAATTCATGAAGGAAATCGAGAAGATGTTGTCACGTAGTTTTACGAAGACAATTGAGCCCGCTATTAAGGTTTACCTTAGTGGAACTGGAAAATCGCTGCCAGCTGCTGAAGCTTGGAAAGAGATTAAAGATTTATTGACAAACAACAAGCTTATTCCTACTTGGGATCAGCATATTGCCACTCAATATAGAATGTATGGCCCTGTTGCGGCATATAATGCAGTAAAAAAGCATTTGCCTAAATGGGATGTTATCGAAATCGGCCACCTAGTGGAAGATGCGCTAACGAGAGCCATTCATGGAGACAAGTGCACTGAGCGGGAGGCTAAACACCTAAGAGCAATCTTAGATCAAAAGCTAACTAGAGTTGGTGTGCAAATGTACAAAGAGGATGAGGAAAGTATTCGAATCGCAAGAGAAATTTTAGGACAAGGAACGCCTCAGAGAACTATCGAGCAACAAATCGGCCACATTGCATATGGACTAGTTCCATACAATCGAGAGCTGCTTGAGAAAAAATCTCCACGTAAACCCTATGTTGAAAAAGGGTATTAATAAGATTTTCAACGAGTAAATAATATCAAATTAAATACGAAATGTTAAAAGATCTTATCAATCTAATGTGGTACTTATGTGTATTCTTTGTTGGTTTCATTATCAACAACGAAGAAGCAAAAGCCTACGTTACACAGACATACCGGTCGATAGATGTCGACATAGGACGGGCAAGCATACAAAATGGAGTTAAATCCACATTTGTATACAAAAAAATCCCAGAGGTCAAAAAACAAATCGAAACAGAAGGTGTCATGTATTATGGGGGCCAATTAGGCCCAATCATTGTACACGGGCAGCGGATAGTTTCACAAAACCAAGAAACAATCGAAACAGCAGAATCATTTGAAGAGGTAGAGCCTCTTGAATGCCCGATTGCCTATATAGAGGTAGCTCCTCTTAATACGCATATTCCTGAAACGATAGTTTTAAATACATAACTGTATGACACCACAAATTCAAAAAGTCCGCATGTTAAGTGCGAGATTAAGAAGGCTCAAGCGAGCCAAGCTAGAAGTCGCGGAAGTAAGATATACTCTGATCTTAGGAGATGAATTCCTTTGTAAGCCGCTAGATGAATACCTAGCCCGAATCGACGGGAAAATCGATATGTACAAAAAAGAAATAAAAGGTGTTGTATATACGATTCCAAACTATGACAAAACGAAGCACATTGTGATTGAGTATTTGTCCGAAGAGGATACTAAACTAGAAATGATTGATATCTCTTTGGCGGGAGATAAAACTGCATTTCTAAACCTGGAAACAGGAGAGATAACCATTAACGAAAGCTATCCAAAACAGGGCTAGTTGAAACAGAGACCGCGATAAGCGGGAGGACAATGCTTATCAATGTCGGACACATAGAAGACATTAACTATGTAATCAGCATTACTCGGTCGGTAGAGAGCAGGAGGCTGTTAAAAAATAATCCAAAGTAGCTACCAAGCGCACAAAAATAAGTCGACCTGTTGTGCCTCAGTTAAAAGGCAGATAAAGTTAAAGAGGATCAACCTCAAGTGTTTAACAATTTAAAATGTAGATTCCCATGCAACTTGCATAGATACGGAATTAATAAATGCGACAGGGGGCTGCCGCTATATAAAATGCCCAAACAAAATGACATGGAGGTAGACGTAGCCGAAGCCTCGATCCTTGAATGGAGAATCTCGTGAATCGGCAAATGCATGGAGAATAGCATGCCAAAATCCCCACGGTTTAAGCTTCTAGTGAATCAGAAGTAGGATTGGTGCCTGGGCTCTGGAACCCGTTAAACGCAAACAATCAAGGCGAAAGCCGAGTTAGACTTCTTAAAAGCAGCCACAGTGGTAATGGAAAAAAATACCACAAACAAAATAGATATGAAGGACACTGAGGAAGACCCGAATTCATATACTCGCCTGAATCAAAACAGGACAAAAACTCTGAAGTGCCATTAATAATGTAAGTCTAAGGAGTTATCGCTGCAAAAGTATACCTATGAAAGGGTATAGCTAGCACAATAGGCGATATAATTGCAGACAACAATGCAATAAATTGAATAGCCATTCAAGTGAGTTCTATACTCAGTCTCCTGTAGGGGTAATGGAATTCGACCTGTCGAGTTTTACTAAATTTTATGACAGACGAAAAAGATGGAAAATTAGACCCACGCGTCACAGTGGTTAAAATGTATTGCGAAAACTAATTTGCTTAGTAAGATATGCGTCCAGCGTTATTAGGAATATATCAAAAAGAAGTCGAACGCCGCTAGTTCGCATCGCATAAAAGTAAGTTCTCTCAGTTGAGATGCGCTGAAAAGACGAAAACGTCAATGCAAAAGTCCTTTTCTGACGGTTAGGAACCTAAGCTTAATAGCTGGTCGTCTAACGAATAAGGCCGAAAGCAAGCCAGTCCAAATGGTACACAAAGCAGAAATGCCCCTTGCTTGGGATATAAAAAATTGTCACTAAATAGGAGAAGGCAATAGTCAGTAGATCAAATTACCTTAAAATATTGCGCGGGATTCGAGTACCGCCACAGGATCTTTAGAACACCATGAATCATTATCCATAGGAGCTAATACGAGGGTCGCTAAATCAGTTTCTTTGTCTATTCTTTCAACAAAGTAATAGCTAAAACAATGTCTATGTAGCTAAATGGCCAATCATGAAGCACGCTGTCTTACAAGCAGCCCAACGATAGACGATACGTAATAAGTGGAGCAGCCTACTATTACATTAATTTCGCATTCTAAGTCGTTTTAAACAACTCTAGGATAAAAACAAGTCAAACCCTAAGCAATCAGACAAAGTATCGTTAGAGAGCTTTAAAATAGCCTTCACGGGCGCAATACCGAACTAATAACTGTAGTGGGCGAAAAACCTATAGCTTAATCGTAAATTAGGTGTTTATTTCGACAAGGAGTGTAACCATGTCGACAAGGTTAAATGTAGCTAGTTCCTTATGAACGCCTATCAGATATTATCAAATAATGTCAAAGGTTCAACATTCTAGCAGTTATCAAAACCCAGTATTAAATCAATTAAAAAAGGAGGAAAAATGTCTCAAAAAGTAAACGAAACCGCAGCGCGGCTTTTCTTAGGTGCAAATATTTTCAGCATTGTTGCTGCAGATGTAGATGCAACTCACAAATCAAAAAACGCTAACGAGCGTATCGAAGTAAAGGCAAAACTTTACACGTTGAAAACAACCGAGGTTAACGAGGTTAAACGTCGCAAGGCGCCAGGTGGAGCAGATGTTGCTATCATCAATGGAGGAGCAGATGCAATAACTATGCCACTGACTCAAACTATTATTAATGACGCATCGAAATATAATGCAGAAGAATTGGGCCAATCGCCTCAGTACTTCGGTGATTATGATATCGCTGCTGATTTCTGCAATGCAGGTAATACTGCAGAAATTATTCGCTTGGAAACAATTATCGAAGATGCTAAAGCGCAAGTGGTAGCATTGAAAGATGTAGTAGCGGCAAACGACCGCAATCGCGAATTTTACAGAGTAGACTAATCTGTTGCATTAGCAACTAATTCATATTCAATATGAATAAGCAAAGATTAGACGCAAATGACAAAGCACGTTTACGTGAAATGGTCATAGCGTATATGAACCCCCCTAAGAATTTTTCAATAAATAACAGGGGCGAAGTGTCAATTAGCTTAAAAGCTATGATTGTAAAATATCTCTCAGGAGAAGAAATTTACAGACATGACTTTTTAGGGGTAACCCAAGGCATAATGGATGCTATTATGGAGAAAAAGGAAGGAATTCCTTATGTCATGCAATTACTGGGCAAGTCAATTGGTAGCCTAATCGAAACCAATGACAGAGCACAGGTCATTAAAACACTTTACCTTGCACATTTAACAGATGAGCAACCTGGTGAAATCGGATATCAAGGAGGCGAGTATCTCGAAAGAGAGCCTAGCATTATGATTGAAGAAAGAACGGTCTTTAGACCAAAAGTATCACGTAGCTTCAGCTCTTTTTTGAGCAGAAAGCAGCAGGCAATGGAAATTGCTGAAAGTTTAAATGCGGCTGACGTGGTAATTGAATTTGAGAAAAAAAGATAATACGACTCAAAATAAAAAAAGTAATTATGATGGATAACACCTTAAAAATCCAGATAAGGTACATTTGGGTAACACTGTATGTGTACTGAATGACGGTGTCATGCTTATAAATAAAAATAATAGTCAATTTGTCTGAAAGTATAACACAATACAGTCCTGTAACAAGGATTGTATTGTGACTATATACAAATAAAGAAAGTGATTTCAATATTTGACACGGGTAGATTATATTTCAGGATTACACTAATTAACAAAGAGTATCAATCCAAAATATATAATCAATATGACAATCAAAAAAACAACACCAACAACTTTCATTCAAAAACGTGATTCATTAGTAAAAACAATCAAACAGGATTGGGAACGTATTTATTCGAATAATGTATTCCCTAGTGGCATGCAACAAAAATTCGACTTGAATGCAGTTTACAAGTCAATCATTAAATCCGAAACCGAGCTTGTAAAAGCTAAAGTTACCATTCAGGCCATTAATATGGGTTTGAAAAAACTATCGGAACTTCCAGAAGACTGCGTATTTCCTTCAA